CGGAAGTGCGCCCTGCTCTCCTCATCGGCTTTGATGACGATGCTGTGCTTCTTGATCAGATCCCCGCACACCTTGTTGAGGCGCTTCACCGCGAGGTCGGAGGTCCAGACCGCGTGATCTTGAAACTGGCAGAGCTTGGGATTGAGCCAGGCCTTGAGGAAAACCTCGCCATGCTTTGCGCGCACGTCTTCAACGAATGCTTCCGTGCGTCCGACAGGGCGCGGATAGCGATAGCCCTTGAGGGGCTGGGGCGGCAAAGCGCGGGGGTTTGCGTCTTCGTTCAATCGAGCACGAGCGTCCCTGCAAGGATGCCGCAGAAGATGAGGCCCGCGACGGCGAGCGCGGCGATCAAGCCGTAGGAGATTGCCTTCTCGCTCATCGCGCCGCCCTCCCCTCGGCAATGACGCGATCAAGCGCCGCCACCGCGCGCCGTCTCGCCTTCTGCGAGATGCGCGCGGCTCCCCGGCGCGGAGATGCTATGCGTGGTGAGAGATCGTCTCTGAGGCGCTCGAGCAGAGCGAGCGCGCCGGCCTGAGCATCACCACCGGTTTGTTCAACGCGGGCCTCATAGGCCAGCGCAAGCTCACGAATGGTTTGGCTATAGCGCTCAGCGATCGGCGCCGGCGCTTGCTGCTCAAGCACGGGAACGGGTGCGGAGAAGAGTTCGAACATCAGGCGGCTTCCTGTTGGTTGTGAAGCGAAAGCAGATGCGAGCGGCCAGCGTCGCTCATCGTGTAGAAGGTGGCGCAGCCACGTCCGAGGCGGCCAGAAACGACCACGCCGTCCTCGCGCTCTCGGCACGCGACGATGCGAGCCGACGGCGGCAGCTTGCCGTTCACACGCGAGAGCGTGACGTCGAAGCTCTTCTGTCCTGGTTCGCCAAAGTTTGGCGCGAACGCGAACGGCCGCATGGCGACGATCACGTCGGTGCGCGAGGCTCGGGGTTCGGCCAGGACCGCGAACACCAAGGCGCGCTCAATGCGCGTCAACGAAAAGCGTTCGACGATCAGCGCTTCAAGCTCGGGTGAAAGCGTGCTCATAGCCCCGGCCCCGTGTTGCGAGATGCAAGTAAAGCCGAGCCCGCATGCGTGACCCGCACACGCTCGCCGATGCCGCTATCGGGAACGAAGAGTTCGACCAGCTTGCGCGCAGCGAGCCGCGCTCCAAGCGTGCGCTCGCGTTCGCTCGAAAGCTCGTAGGCGCCGTCAACGGCGGCCGCCAGCCCGAGCAAGTCCAGCTCGTCCTCAGTTGGCGATCCCAACTCGCTTTGCATTGCCCTTGCCCCTTCTCCAGTCGCGGATTGATCCGTCGTTCCCTGGAGACACCGTCACCATCCTCAGCCGGGGCAACGGCTAAGGCGGACGACACCCTTGCGAATCACTCGCGAGCGTGTGTGGGGATAACTTCGTGACAGCAGGTGCAGAAGCGCAGAGCTTCTGTAATGTTAAGCATAGGTCGCAGAACGCGGGAGAAATAACCAAGTCACCAAGGCGGAGTAACGGGCCATGCCTAAGAAGCGGCGACGCGTCGCGCGCGTCGATGAAGCCGTTCCATTGTTCACCAAGCTCGTTCGACTTGAGCACAGGGACGACAATATTGTCACCCGCTCGCGATCTGGGGTTGTAGAGCGCGAAGGCGCTATGACCAAGCCCCTGTTCATGCGGCTCGTCGTCAAAGGCATCACCCTGCTCAACAAGATCGGCTATCTGCCAACCTTCACCGCGCTCGGCCCACTGGAGGAAACCGCCGACGGGCGCGTCGCTTTCCGGCTCGGCTTTAAGGAGCACGAGGACCTCTATGTCGAGGGCTTCGTCACCGTTGAGATCGCGGATCAGGCGCGGGACGAATTGGCCGAACTGAGGCCGCGCAGGGTCGTGAAGATCGCGGGGATGCGGCGCTAGCATCACGCCATCGCCTCGGCCGCAAGCTTCGGAGGCGGCGCGCCGGGGCGCTCAATCGAAACCAGATGTGCCATGCACTCGGCAGGCGTCACCTCGGTCAGGATTTGAAGCTTGGCCAGCGTGCTCCGCCGGGGCATCGACTCCCCTTTGTGGAGCCGCTGGACCGTCTGACGGCTGCAGCCGAGTTGGGCCGCGAGTTCGAGGTCGTCGACCCCCTTCTCTGTCTGCCAGGCCTGAAGCTTCGCTAAACGCATGGCCTAAGGGTGGTCCGGTTTTTGGACTACGTCAAGGTCCGGAAAGCGGTGTTCCGCATTCCTGGTTATCCGTCCAGAATGTGGACGTGAGTAAAGAGCCCTCTAACTACCTCGAAGCGTGGCGCAAGCGTCGCGGCTGGAGCCAATACGTCCTGGCTGACAAGATCGACGTGTCGCACCAGACGATCGGGCGCATGGAGAGCGGCGAAAGCGACATCAAGCAGAAGCACCTCGTAAAGCTCTCAAAGGTGCTTGGAGTACCGCGTTTCGCGATCCTTGAGATCGACCCGAACACAGCAGGCGGTTCGATCACTGCCGAGATGCTGGAGACGTGGGAGCGAATCGCGCCCGGCCACCGGGAAGCCGCCCTCACCCAGCTCAAAGCGTTCGCGGCATCCTTTCCCGCCAAGAAAGCCTCCTAGCTAGCCCAAAAATTGCGGTGTGATTTCAACCGGCTCGCCTATTGCGCGCCGGTCATAGTCCATTTTTTGGTTGCATGGTCCGTTTTTTGGACTATCCTTCAAATCACCGAGGCGCTTCGCCCCGGGTCTGAGGGGCAAAATCGTGGACGATCACCGAGACAATCTGTTGGTGTTCCCGGGGGGTAAGACCGCACCGGCGCCGAGCAGCAAGGTCGACATCGACGGGCTGACCCAAGTCGCCCAAACGCTCGACGGCCTCACCGACCGCATCGCCCATCTCCGCCGCATCATCCGTGACAAGCACATCGTGGTTCCGACCTCGGTGCTGGAACGCTTGGAAGCGATGGAAGGCCAAGCCGACGCGCTCGCGAAGCTGGTCGAGTACGACGCTCTCGCTGCGCAAGGGCTCATCGAATGAGCTACGACACCCGCGCCGCAACCGACGTCGACCGCTCCATCGGCCAGCGCATCCGCGCCCGCCGCCTTGAGGTCGGCATGTCGCAGGAGAAGCTCGCCGAGCTTCTCGACGTCACCTTCCAGCAAATCCAGAAGTACGAGAAGGGCGTCAATCGGATCGCCGCGTCTCGCCTTCACAGGCTCGCGTCATCTCTCGGCACATCGGTCGCGGCCATTGTGCCGATGGAAGCCGACACCGAGGAAAACGAAGCCCTGCTCGCGCTCGGCATGAGCCGCGACGGCGCCCAACTCGCGCGCGCCTTCACAGCCATTCAGAGCCCGCGCTTCCGCCGCCTAGCGGTGGATGCGGTTCTCGCGATCGCCGAACTCGACATCAAGGGGCGCACACAATGAGCGCCGCCCTCCGTCTCGACGACGCTTGGAACATCGCCATGACGCCGTTCGGCGCGCCGGAAGCGCACGCGCTGAACGAGAAGATGAAGGCGGAAGCCGAGCACATCATCGCCACCAAGCACTTCGCCCGCGCTTCGTGCGGTCGCGCCGCGCAAGCCGCGTTCGAACGCGGCGACTATCGCGAGGTCTTGATCCAGCACGAACTCAGCGAGGACTTCCTGATTGAATGCGGGAAGCGCGGATGAGCGCGGGCCGTCAGTATCTCACGCCGCGCCAATGGCGGGAAAAGTTCGAGGAGCAAGGCGAGCATTGCGCGCTGTGCCCGAACACCGAAGGCCCGTTCATCGCCGAGCACGAAATCCCGAACTACTTCCAGCCGGGCAAGCCGAACCGCATCATCTGCACAACGTGCGACAAGCCGAAGACGCGCAAGGACCGCAAGGACATCGCGCACGTCAAGCGGCTGAACGGCGAGACGCAATCGCAATACGCGCGCCGTGAAGCGCGCAAGGCCGAGGGGCGCCCACCGCTCCTGCAAGGCCGAGGCTTTCCCAATTCCCGCAACCGTGCGCGCACCCGCGCCGAGATCATGGGGCATGCCGAATGAGCAAGGCCGCGAAAGTCGTTCACCTCGACCCGATCAAGGAAGCAACCGCGCTTGAAATGCTGCTGGCCGACTGCCGGCAGATGATCGAGGAATACCCCGATCTCGTGCTCGACCTTGCCGAGAGCGAGACCAACGCGCTCGAAGTGATCGACGCGCTGATCATCGCCGATGGCTTCGACGCCGAACTCGTCGCTGGCGCCGAGAAGGCCAAGGACGTCATCGACTCGCGCATTCAGCGCTTCAAGGCGCGCAGCGAGCGCCGCCGCGCCGTGCTGGAGCGGTTCATGCTGATCATGGACCAGAAGAAGCTGGAGCGCCCCGGCGCGACGATCTCGCTCGCGGAGCGCAAGCCCAAGGTTGAGATCGAAGACGAGAGCGCGATCCCGTCGCAGTTCTATCGCACGCCCGATCCGGTGATCGACAAGAAGGCACTCAACGAACACGTCGCCGGCCTCCTTCAAAAGCAGGCTTCCGAGTTCGCCGCCGCGAAGGCGGAAGGCCGCGAGCCCGAACTCTTCCCCTTGGTCGAAGGCGTTCGTCTCACGAACGGCTCCGTAAGCCTCACCATCCGGAGACGCTGACATGACCGGAACCAACGTCGCCACGCTGCGCCGCGATCTCACCGGGCCGCAACTCGCGCTCATTCAGCGCACCGTCGCCAAGGACACGAACCAAACCGAGTTCGACCACTTCATGCACACCGCTTCGCATCTGGGCCTCGACCCACTGCGCAAGCAAATCCTCTGCGTCGTGTTCAACAAGAACAACGCCGAGAAACGCAACATGACGATCATCGTCCCGCAGGACGGACTTCGCGTCATCGCAGCGCGCCAGAAGGATTACGGCCCGTCCCGCGATGAGCCCGAGATCGAATACGATCCAGACCTCAAGGGCCCGCTCAACCCGAACGGCATCGTCCGCGCCAAGGTCACGCTCTGGAAGCTCTACGCCGATGGTTGGCAGCCTGTTGTCGGCGTCAGCTATTGGGAAGAGTTCGCCGCCTACGAGGATGAGTGGGCCTACGACCCTGAGCAAAACAAGCGGGTCAAGACGGGCAAGCAAACCCTCGCCGACAACTGGAAGCGCATGGGCCGCGTGATGATCGCGAAGTGCGCGACGTGTCAGGCGCTCCGCGCGGGCTGGCCGGAGGATTTCTCCGGCGTCTACGGCGAAGAGGAAATCCAGCGCGCCGTCATCATCGACGCCGCTTCGGAGATCGTCGCCGAGTACCAGGAATCCGAGCGCATGAAGCGCGTCGGCGCCAATGATGGCCTCCTCTTCGTGTTCGAAGCCGGCGGCAATCTGATCAACGTCGAGCACGGCGCCATCGCGGATCGGCTCACCGCCTACTACGAGCGGGAGGCCAAGACCGCTCAAGAGATCATCGATTTCCGCCAGCGCAACGAGGCGAGCCTCAAAGCCTTCTGGGCCAAGACGCCCGGCGATGCGCTGGAGGTGAAGAAGATCGCCGAGCGCCGCCTCGGCGAACTTGCCGCCGCCGGCAAGATCAAAGAAGCGCCGCCCGCCGAGGAAGCGAAGGCTGAAGAGCCAACCCCTTCGGTGTTCGATAAGCTCAAGCAGGATTGTCTCGACTGCCTCAACATGAAGGCGCCGCGCCGTGCGCTGGCCGCTTGGGCGAAAGACGTCGAGGCCGCGCAGCTCACCGACGAAGAGCGCGCCGAACTCGCGAAGGTCGAAGCCAACGTTCGCGAGGAACTCTCACCAACAGGTTCCGCCCAGGTTGCCCCTAAGGCGGAAGGAGGCGCGCCCGTTTCGGATACCGCTGTTCGCGGGGGAAATGGGCGAGCGGGCGCGCCTTCGACAGATCAACCAACGGAGAACGCGTAATGGATCGCCAGACCGCAGAGGAAACGCTGGCGAAGCTGTCGCCGGCCGCACGCGAAGCCTGGGACAGCGACGACCTCGCTGGCGCCGGCCCCGACATCATCGCCGAGCTTGGCCATCACGGCCTTGTTGAAAGCGGCTGGGTGTTCACCGAGCGCGCCAGCGACATCGCCGATGCGACCCGCGTCCGTGCGCCAGCCGAGAAGCTCGCCGAGCGGATTGCTGAACTGCAGCCCATGGACGAAGCGATCACAGCGCTCGCCGAGTTCGCCGACGAAACCATCCTCGACGATTACGACGTCAACGTCCCGGAGGCGCAGACGATCATCAACGAGGCCTGCCAGTCGATCAACGCGATCTGGCAGCTCTGCACGATGAAGCTCGAAGGCCTCGGCCGCGAAGAACAGCAAGACGAAGCCGCGTGAGCGACGCCCGCGGCCCCCTCCTCCGCGTCATGCGCCGCGCTTCACCAGAAGCCGAAGCATGCGCGCAGCGCCTCAAGAAGCTCGCGGCTGACATCCGCGAAGCGCTTCTCTGCGGCGGGCTGGCGGAGGTCGCGGATCGGGCTCTGTTCGATCTCGACGCGATGGCGCCGGCCTTGGAGCAGATCGCCGTGGATACGGCGGTCGCGACCAACGCCCGCGCCGAGAAGCGCGGCAAGAAGCAACGCACACCAAAGGCGTCGAACGACGACGCCCCCATGCCCCACGTTCAAACCACGCTCCAGCTCAAAGCTGGATGAAAGGAGAAGCCCATGGCAGCTGTTCACGACCTGAACCACCGCGTGCGCCTGAAGCCCGGCCAGCGCCAGGCGCTCAAGAACTTCCTCGACGCCGAAGCCGCGCGCGATGAAGCCCGCAAGGAGCTTCGCGACGAAGCCAAGGCCGAGCGCGCCGAACTCAAAGCCAAGGGCTTTGATGTGGCCGCGCTCTCGCTCGCGGTAGCGCAAGTCAAGCGCGACGCCCGCGACGCCAAGAAGCCCGACCTCGCGAACGCCCGCGACCTTTATCTCGACGCTCTGCAGCGGTGAACCAATGACGCCAGCCCCAAACCTCGACGTCAACGAAGCGCTGTTTCGCGCCGCCATGCATTTCACCGCCAAGGGCGATGAAGCAGCGGCAAGCCCGGCGCGCACCGGCGTCCGCATAGAGCGCTCCGGAACGCGTGGCGTCTACATCGTCGCCATGTCGCGGATCGGCGCGATCTTCCTGCACGACCCGATTGGTTCGATCCAAGAGGATGCCACCATCCGCATGCCGCGCGCTTTCTTCGATGGCGCAAAGCGCGCCAGCATCGAAGTCGGGCAGAGCGCCAAGGGCGCGCGGCTTTGCGTGAAGCACGGCATGGCCTCGCTCAATCCGGGCGGCGACTACTTTCAGCGCGCCGAAGCGATCGAGGATCACGCGTTCCCGGATTGGCGCGAAGCGCTGCCGGGCGGCGCATCGAAGCTGTTCGCCCCGCCCGTTGAGCCGGAAAGCACCGAGCGCGCCGACACAGCGCTCCGCATTCTCTGGAACGCCGGCCTCTGCGCCAAGGTCCAGCACTTCCGCTCCGACGACGGGGCCTTTGAGATCACGCACTTCGGCGACGTCGGCTTCGTCCTGCTCGACGCGGTCGACACCGGCGTCTCTCCCCTGCCGTGGCGCTTCCCGCTTTGGCTGTCGAAAGCCGATCAACAGATCGAGGCCGCATCATGAGTGCCTGGGAAGCTCTCCGCTACGCCATCATCGGCGCGTGCATCTCGCTCCTCGTTATCGCCGCTATCGGCGCCTTGGGCATTGGGCTGGCGATGTTCGAAACCACGATGAACGTGCCGGTCGTGGTCGTCGTGTTCGTCCTCATGGCGCTCGTCGTGTTCGAAGCGGCGTCGGGTTGGTGGCGTCACGCCAAGCGCCGCGACGCGCTCGAGGCCGAAGCCCGCGAAGCCTTCTTCAAATCATTCTCAAAGGTGCGCTGATGGATTTCCACGCCGAAGAACTCACTCACCAACAATCCCGTCTCTACGTCTACGGGCTGGATGATTTCTGCGGACACGCGGGCGCGAGCGAACTCGCCGAGCGGATCCGCGCCTATTGGGCCAAGCGCGGCCACACCGTGGAGATCAAGCTCAAGAACGCTGGCTTCCATCCGACCACGCGAGCGGCGCGCTATGAGATCGAATCCTCGCTCGTCAACGGCCTGCCCGAAGCTCTCCTTCGTGGCCGTGTGCAGCAATGACGCCCGCCGAACGCACCACCGCCATCCTCGCCCTCAAGGCGGCTGAGCCAACGCTCAGCATGTCGGCGATCGCCAAGCGCCTCGACATCGCGCTTCGCCACGTGAGCGCGGTTCTCAATCCTGAAGCGGCCGAGCGCGCCAAGCAGCGCAAGCGCGAAGCCTATCGCTCCCCCAATCCCGGAACCAACCACGTTCGCCACGCGCGCCGTGCGTGAGTTTCCATTCCAGAACGAGAGCCAAGGAGAACTCAATTGACGCTCGTAAACATGCAATGCGGTGAGTGCGGCATTCAATTCGCCGTTCCCGACTTCTTCAACGAAGAGCGCAAAAAGACGGGCAAGGGCTGGTTCTGTCCGAACGGTCATAGCCGCGTCTACCGGGAGAGTGACGCCGACAAATTCCGCCGCGAGCGCGACCAAGCCATTCAGCAGAAGGCCATGGCCGAGCAACAGGCGGCTGAGGCGGACGAACGGGCGCGCAAAGGCGGAAGCGAGCGTTCGACGGATGAAGAAGCGCGCTCAGGCCGGCGTCTGTCCGTGCTGCAATCGCACCTTCCAGCAGCTCGCGAGCCACATGGCGAAGAAGCACCCGACCTTCAGCGCCGATCCGGCAACCGTCACCGCGATCCACGCGAAGCGGAAGTCCTAACCCCCCGCTGAACTGACTCGAAGCTAAGGAGAACGAAGTGCCGAAGCCATTGCCGGGTTTACCAGGAGGCGAGGACTATCGCCCAATCGCCAAGGTCCATCCGCAGATGGCGGGCGACGCTGGCAAGCTCGCGCGTATCATTGAGGGCGGCGTTCGCCAGGAACTCTTCAAAGCCACGAAGCGCTTCACCCGAAAGACCAAGATCACAGGCGTCTCGTTCGTCCTGATGGGCGTGCGCATGTGGTGGGAGGAGTTGATGGAGATCAACCCCGTCGCCGCCGCCGACTATCTGCGCGCACTCGCTGACCTTGGCGAGGCTCGCGAACACGAAGCCAAAGTCAACGCAGAGGAGCGCCGCGCCGACGCCGTGCAGCGCCTAATCCATGGCGTCGCCCACATGCCGGAGATGAAGAATGGCAAGTAAGCACGAAGCCGAGCGCGAGCGGCCGAAGTTTTTCTGGTCGCATCAGTCGGTGGAGCCCAAGAGCTTCCGTTGGTGGTCCTACATTCGAGGGCGTGACTTCCTCTCCATTGAGGTGGCGCTGCTGACGGGGAGCTTTGGAATTGGCGTCGGCATAGAGCACGGCAAATGGACCGCCAGCGTTCGCGTCGGGCTTGTCTCACTTTACGTGTCGGTGCCCGGCAAATATCGCAGCTACGGTGAAGATCGCGAGATCGAAATAAGCTTCCACCATGACGCGCTCTACTGGCGCTTCTGGACTGACCCGATGTCCTGGTCGAGCAGCACGCCGAAATGGCGCCACGGCAGCTTTAACGTTCCCGACTTCTTTCTTGGCCGCAGCAAATGCACGCACGAGACAATCGAGGCCCAGGATATCGTCGTGCCAATGCCGGAGAAGGCGTACCCGGCAAAGGCTGAGCTTCAGCGCTGGACGTGGAAGCGGCCGCGCTGGTTCGCGAAAACAATCATGCGCGCGCAAATCGAAATTCCCGGCGGCATCCCCCTTCCTGGCAAGGGTGAGAACTCATGGGACTGCGGCGACGATGCGACTTTCAGCATCACGTGCCAGGCGAAAAGCATCCCCGAGGGTGTCGGCGTTCTTGTCGGCTCCGTGCTGAGAGATCGCGTGCGCTACGGCGGCTGGGGCGACTGGATGTGGTCGCGCGCCGCTGAGCCGGCTTGACCCCCTTTCTAACCCCGACACGAAGCCAGGAGGAGTGTGATGGCTGAGGAACTCTCACGCATCGTGGAGCGCGAAGAGGCTTTGGACGTCGTTGACGGCGTGGCGAAGCTCCTGTTCTCGCAGGCGTGCGTGATTGCGTCGGCGCACGGCATGAGCGGTCCAAACGCTGTTGGGCTCATGGCCTGCGCTCTCGGCCTGATCATGATCGAAAACGAAACCACCACCGCTGCCAAGCTTCTGCGGGCGGTCGCCGACCTCGTTGAGAGCGGCGCCTACAGCGCTGCGCTTGAGGCGAAAGTCAGCGACGCGCTCATGGCGTACACGCTGGCAAACTCTACTTTTGAAAGCGGAAAGCAATGAGCAAAAAGGACGAAGCCGCGCGCACGCTGATCTCTATGGCTGTTGAGGATGCGCTGGGCGACGGTCGCACGATCTGCGACCGGTGCGGCGCGACGCTCGACACCTACGCTTCGTTGTGCAGCGCCGATCTTGCGGACCCATGCCCCGGTTTTCTCGCCATCGAGGCCGTGCGCGGTCCCGCTGCTCAGCAAGTCTATGGGCTCTCCCGCGCCTCCCCTAACGACCCGGAACTGAAAGAAAGGAAGGGGTGATGGAAGCGGCGGTTGGCATCAAAACTGGCATTGACGACGAGCGCGCGCCGATGTGGCGGAACAAGTACCACAGCACGCGCGCCTTTGTTGTGCGGTACGGCGGCGGCCGTCTTGAGAGCATCCCCGCCGGCGACTGGTTTTCAGACGATCTGTTCCCAAGCATGGAGCTCGCGGCGATCGCTGCGGAAGATTGGCTGAACTCTGAACCAGAAGACGACAGCCTGCCGCTGTGCGCGTTCGTCAAATGGCTGGGCGCATTTCCGGTCGAAAAGTCGTGACGCTTTTTCTTGCAAAGAACGGGAGCCAAGCGGGCAATGAGTGAAAAGATGAAAGTCCACGAAGCGCCGGCAGCGGCGTGGGGCATGCTCGCGCATTCCCTCAAGCTGTTAGACGGCTGGGATTGGCAAGGGCTCGTTGATGTGCGCGCCCGCGCCGACACCATCGGCCACATCTTTGACCCGACCGGGTATCGCGAACTGATCCACGACAAGCAGGCCGCAAAGAACCTTGAACTCGCCAAGGCGCTGATCGCGTTTCTGAGGGTTGCACACGAAACGCACCCGGAAGTGTTCCAACCCCCGGAGGGCCGTGAGCATGGGTGAGGCAGACTTGGACGACGAAATCGAAACGTGGTCGCGCGAGCAAATCGAGGCGGCGGAAGCGCTTCTCGACGCCGGCTACGACAACGGGTTTGGCGTGACATCGCTGGACACGTTGCTGTGCGAGCAAATGCAGCGCGCCGAGCGCGTGGACTTCGCGGCCTTTCTGGTGCGCGAGATTCTCCAGAAGAACGGGAGCCAAGGGGAATGAGCAGCGATCGGACGCACCTACTCCAAGTCGCGGAAGCGTGGGGCTACATGGAAGCGGCGGATGACGAGTCCATCGCCGTTTGTCTCGACCGCGAGTGGATCAAGCCCACCGGAGACGCAATATCCGAAACTGAGGGGTACACCTTCACGAAGGCGGGCCGCATTGAATTGGCGCGTGCGCATGGCGGCGAGCCCAGCAATCCTGACAAGAAAGCGACGCCATAATGCGCGCGGTGTCCCTTTGGCAGCCTTACGCCTCGCTCATCTTCGCAATGATCGAAGATCGCGCGGTGAAGCCCACCGAAACGCGTTGCTGGGAATTGCCGGTGTGGATGATCAACGAACGCGGTATCGTCCACGCGGCCAAGACAAAGCGCGGCATGGGTCGTGGCATGCCGGAAGAATTGCACGAGCTGTGCATGGACGTTTTCGGTTGCGGCTACATCTACAGCCTGCCCTACGGGGCGGCGCTTGGGACAGCCGTGTTCGGCAAAGCGCGCCCGATGCCGGAGGCGCAGCCCGCATCCGACGAAGATCGCATCGCCGGTGATTGGACCGCTGGGCGCTGGGCGTGGCCGCTGACACAGCCGCGCGCGTTCAAAGAGCCCGTGCCGATGCGCGGCTTTCAGCGCTTCTGGACGCCAACCGAGGACGTTCGCGCGGCCATCCACTCGCAAAGCCCAGCGCCGGGTGAAACGCACTTCCACACATGCGAGGCATGCTTTCACGTGTGGTCGCATGAGAACCGCGAAGGCGCTTCGCATCTCTGCCCGAAGTGCAACGCAGGTCCGTTCACTGAGGGCTGGGGCAGCTTCCGCGCTGCGCACGAAGAGCGCGTGCGCTTGAAGTCCATTCCTTCACAGACCGCAAGCCAAGGGGAAAAGAAGCCATGAGCAAAATTGCGCGCGAGCTGACCCAGGCCACCCGCGACATTCGAACGCTTGTGTCGATGCTTGAGGGCCTGATGGAGGCCACGTCCGAAGCCCTCGATGTCGAAGATATGCTTTTGCTTGACGAGATCAAAAGCACTCACCTGGACCAATCCCAGAAAGCGACGGGCTGACCCATGGCGAAACGAAAGCGTGCGCCGCAGGAAACCAATCAGGACGCAATGATCATGCTCGACATGACCTTCCCCATGAGCGAAGCGCCGCTTCGTCAGATCGAAGTGTTTCACTACGAGCGCGGGTGGCTTCTGGTCGAGCCGGATCACGAGGCCAACTATTGGCTACCAGAACGCACTTGGCAGTACGAGGGCGACGAAGGGCACGGGATCAGCGAAGGCGATCTAGAGGGCTGGCGTCACTACGCGCCGAAGCGCTGCGAGACGAACAAGGTCGCGGCCAACGGCAACTGCATGTATTGCGGCGCCGCCAACGGCGAAGCCTGCCTTCGCGCACCGCCAACATATCCCAACGTGTCGTGCAGCAACTGCGGTCAGGACTTTGGCCCCGGCAATCACGGTTTTTCGCATTGCCACTCGCACGTCGGAAGAGTCCCAGCGAGCGATATTCCGACCGCGAATGCACCGGAGACTGACTCCAATGCCTGAGTGGCAACCAATCGCGACGGCGCCGAAAGACGGGACCCCCGTGCTCTTGTGGGCTCCACATTGGGACTCGCCGCGCATCGGATGGACGTTCGCAAACGACCCCTGGCAGGACTGCGCACGTGACACGTGGAAGCCGGAACGCGCACCAACGCACTGGATGCGGCTTCCCGCCCCGCCCCCGAAGGCGATTGAGGAGGGAGAGAATTGACCGCTTCGATGACGATACGTGCCTACAGCCTCGCAGAAGAGATCGAGGTCATCCACGCAAAGCGTGAATGCAAAGCTGCGCGACGCCGTGAAGGCCCGAGCCAATCGTGGGAGCAATTCTACGACCCCATGGCGGCGCATTTGCTGGGCGACCTAATCCTCTCGCGCCTGTTTCCCACGCCAACAACAACGCAAGGGGAAGTCGATTGAAGCGTGTCGAGGTCATAGGCGACGCGACGCTGTACATGGCGGACTGCAGGGAGGTTCTGCCTGCGATCCCGCGCGTCGGCGGCATCGTGTTCGATCCGCCCTATGGCATGGCCTACGAGAGCGGCTACGCCACGGATGATCTGTGGGGCGAAGGCCGGCGCGCGATCGAGGGCGACGAAGACACGGCGCTGCGCGATTGGGTTTGCGATCTCGCCAAGCACAGCTTCGACAACGCGCCGCTGCTCGCATTTGGCACGTGGAAGCGCCCCCGCCCTGCCGACACAAAGATCGTGCTCGTCTGGGACAAGGGCGGCGCGCTCGGCATGGGCGATTTGTCGATCCCGTGGAAATGCGATCACGAGGAAATCTACGTTCTCGGAAAGGGCTTCATCGGGCGCCGCGATAGCGGCTCAGTGATCCGCTGCCCGCCCGTGCAGAGCATGGCGAAGAACGGCCGCTCGCATCCAAATGAAAAGCCGGTCGAATTGATGATGCGCCTGTGCGCCAAGGTTCCGGGGCTGATCCTGGATCCATGCATGGGCTCTGGCTCAACTGGTGTTGCCGCCATGAAGCTCGGCCGCAAGTTCATCGGGTGCGAAGTCGTGCCCGAATATTTCGAGATCGCGTGTGAGCGCATCGCCGCAGCGTGGGGCCAGCCCCGGTTGTTCGATGACATTCCCGCATCGACAGCGATGGAGGCTGACTCCAAGTGAAGCTGCGCCTCGCCCCCTGCGATCTGGACGAAGCCAACGCATTCGTTGCGCGTCACCACCGGCATCACCCGCCGGTCGTGGGGCACAAGTTCAGCTTGGCCGCGCTCAACACAGAGCGCGTCGTTGGCGTGGCGATCATCGGGCGCCCTGTGTCACGGATGCGCGACGACGGGACCACGCTGGAGGTCACGCGCCTCTGCACCGATGGAACGAAGAACGCGTGCTCGTTCCTTTACGGCGCTGCAGCTCGAGCTGCGTTCGCGCTCGGATACGTGCGGATCGGCACCTACACCCTCCCCGATGAGGGTGGGGCGTCTCTGCGCGGCGCTGGCTGGAAGCTGATCGGCGAGCGTGGCGGCGGCTCTTGGGATCGCGAAAGCCGGCCGCGCGTCGATCTCGCCCCGACGCAGGGTAAGCTTTTATGGGAGCGAGCATGACGCATCGCATTCTCAAGTCGACGACGAACGAAGGGGAACTCAATGGCTAGGTTCTACTCGGTGCACATCGCCTGCAATGATCCGGACAACGGCACGTTCGCGCGCAAGGCGCAGGCCATCCAGTTGCATTTCGGCCAAGGCGACTATCTCGAACTCGGCATGTGCGGGCGGCGCGAGCCGGGTTTCTTGGTGGACAAGGCGCGCTTCCGTCTTGGCCGCTTCTTCTACCCCTACGAAACGTCGAGGTACGGCGTCGGCAACTGGTGCTGGAACGCCTACGAGATGCACCCGATCAATGCGTCGCGGCTCGTGTTCAATCTCATGCGCGATAGTAGGTGGGCCTGCGAGGGCGGCCTTGTTGAGGCGTGTGACGCCTGGGACGCCAAAGACAACGGCGCGTTCATGCGCGTGTGGCGGAACAGCCTGTGGCCGCCAGAGCCCATAATGCTCGTTGGCAGCAGCAATCCGGATAAGATTGGAAGTGCGGACGAATGAGCCGGTCAACGCGCGTCATCACCGATCCAGCCGCCGAAGCTCGCGCTGATTGGTGCGGGAACAAGTCGCCAATCACGGGTGAGTGCATCATGGGCTGCACGTCATGGGAGCACTGCCTCTATTGGCCCGAGGAGCGTGAGGCTCACAAGGAGGCACACTTCGCGGCGACCCGCGACAGCCTTCGCCGCGAGCGCGAGGCGCTGAACGCCAATCCTCCAGAGAAGCCGGAGCAAGCGGAATGACCCCTGACCAAATCCTGTTTCTCGTTTGCTCGGCCTGGATCGCGGGCGGGTTTGCGATGCTGTTTCTATCGACGACTCGAAGTGACGGAGAAGCGACGTGAATATCACTCTCCCTTGGTGGCATCGCGCGCTGCGGCCGTGGTTTGATTTCCTCGCGGCCCGTCGCGCATCCCGTGCGCTGAATGAGTTTCGGCGCGTTGGATACTTCCTCGAAGTGGATAAGCTTTCGCGTACGGTCATCGGTGTTGTGGAGGCGCTGGAGAACGGGCGCGGCAAGCGCAAACTGCGTCGCCTACAGGGCTACGACATGCGCTGGGCGATTCCGCAAGCGTGGCTCAACGGCGACGACAGCGTTCGCGACTACCTGCATCCGCAGCCGTTCAACACGAACGTGCAGCAGGTGCCCCGGTGAACCTCAATCCAAGCACGAATGAAAGCAAAGCCGAATGAAGCGCACTCAGCCCGCCGGAACGATCAAGGAATTCGCCAGCCTGCTCGAGCGCGCTGAGAGCCTCCTTGATCGGCTTGAGCCGCACGAAGCTCCGTTCTTCAACGAACGTCGCAAGCTGCGCACGCACATTCGCGAAGCCCTGGGGATGCCCTCCCCTTCACCTGCTCATGCGGAGGAATAAATGAGCAACCAGACAATCTTCACCGCTGAGGATTGGTACAACGCGCCAAGCGGCCGCGAGGGGCGCGTCGCCGTGTGTCGCTTCGATCCACCAGAACCACGTGACGAAGCTGGCGCGCGATTGATCGGGAAGCGCGTCACAATCGATGGGGCAGATTTCATCGTGCATGGCGTCGAAGGCTTCGCGGTGACGCGGCCACAGAAGTCGCTTGGCCTGCTCGTCACGTCCGCCCCTGCAACCGATACTGAGTGAGAATGCGATGAAGATCACAGCAACCATTCGCGATGCGCTCATCTACAGTGACAGCGGCATCTCGCGTGCCACGGGCAAGGTCGAGCGCCAAGCCACGCCGCGCTTTCCCGACGGGCACGAGATCACCACGTCGAAGATCACCGGCTTCGACAACGCCAAGAAGGTCGTGTTCACGCTGAACAGCACTTACTTCCTGCTGCCATGGCGCGAGCTCGCGCGCTGCCCATGTTGCGATGAGGTGTTCCTCGCATCGAAAGCGGCGGACGGAAAACCTCGCAACGCAGCGCGCGAATTTCTGATGCAGCGCGACGCGTTGGAGGACTGATTGATGCACTGCTCGCATGCATCGGTGTCTCCTGTGGAACTTACAGCTGAAGGTCTTGGACTTGGCGGGAACTCCGCTACGATTCGATTCGCATGGGGTCGTGCTTGCACGAAAGCGAGAACCCACATGCCGAAGCATTCCTCTTCAATCACAGTCCAAAATGTTTGCGACGCCTATCTGGCCGATCGGCGCAATCCGTTCGCGGAGCCGCGCTGCGCAACGCCTCAGACGCTCGCTGTTCATCTGAAAGTTCCGATGGAGATTTGGGGCGCGCTGACGGTCAAGGAATTTGCGAGCGGCACAAAGCGCCGCATCGCTGAAGCGCGGCAGACATGGCTCGAAGCCGGCTTGAAGCCCGGCACTGTGGCGAAGCGGATCGGCACGCTGAAAACCGCGTTTCGCTTCGCCGTACGCGAGGAAATGATCAAGCGCAGCCATGAGCCTTCCATCATCGTCCCGAAGGGCGGCCGACCGCGCGAGCGCTTCGTGCATCCCCTGCGCGAACTCCCTTCCCTTCTGGCCGCGGCCGACGCGATCCAAACGCCAGACCACATCCTGTTGTTCACCGAACTCGCGCTCCGCACTGGCCAGCGCCGCAGCGCCATCAACGCGCTCAAGTGGGAGCACATCGATTTCGAGCAACGCGTGATCTTGTTCCGCGAGACGCAGGCGCCGGAAGAACGCACGAGCAAGCGCCGCAAGAACCAGCCGATCGATGACGAGCTTTTCGTCATCCTCTCAAACGCGAAAGAACGCGCGCAAACCGAGCACGTCATCGAGTTTCGCGGCAAGCCGGTGCGGTCCTGCTACCAAGGTATGAAGGCGCTCTATAAGCGCGCCGGCCTCAAGAACATCCACGTTCACGATCTGCGGCGCTCCAGCGCCACCTACGTCTATGACGAGCTCGGCGGTGACATCGATAAGGCCGCGAGCCATCTGGGCGACACGCGCGATGTGACCATGACGCACTACGTCCAGGGCGACGCCCGCGTGAACCTCGGCGGGGTTCAGGCTGTAGGCGGCGTTCTTGGACGTGCGCGATCCATTCAGGAGGAAAGGCGCAATGGAAGCGGCTAACGACTCCCCTGCCCCGCCGGCGCGGACAAAGCCTTACACGGTTGCGGAACTCTGCGACCATTGGGAAGTCACGCGCCAGTGGGTGTGGGATCGGATCAACAAAGGCGAGCTGAAGGCGATGCGGCTCAGCCCGCGCGTCGTGAGGGTTTCATGCGAAGACGTAAGGTCGTTCGAACTGACGGGAGCCCGCGCCTTGGAGCAAAGACAGGCAGCCCGTACATCCACATCATCTGGAGCGAAGCCGGCCGCTCGCGCCGACTCTCAACAGGCACGACTGATGAGGAACAGGCAAAAGGCTTCCTGACGAACTGGCTCGCCGATCGTCATCCGAAACCGAAGAACCCGACCGTGAACGCAGTCTGCGACGGCTATTACCAGGATCGCGTCGAAAAGCCCGTCGCGCGACCGGAAAACATCGAGAGCCGGCTAAAGCCGATACGCGAGTTCTTCGGCGCCGGGCTCGCCTCCTCGGTGACGCATGATCGCGTGCGCGCCTACATCAAGCAGCGTCGGAACACCGTGCGTAAAGCAGCGCCTGGCGTGAAGACGCCTCCGACCGAATTGGTCAGCGACGCGACGATCGACACTGAGCTCCGCGCTTTGCGTCACGCGCTCAAGTGGGCGGAGAAGCATCAGTGGATCGCCAAGGCGCCTTACATCGAGACGCCCGGCGGCAACCAGCCGCGCCGGCGCTTCCTCGCGCCGTCGGAGATCGAGAAGCTTGTCGCCGCGCTCGAGCACAAGAAGACAAAGCCGCATGCGCGCACGCTCGTGCTGATCGCTCTTTGGACAGCACAGCGCGGCGGCGCGATCCGCGAACTCAAATGGGAGCATGTCGATTTCGAGCGGAGCATCCTTTGGTTTCCACCGAGCCGCTCACGCCTCAAGAACCGCGTCAGCGTCCCGATGGTGCCGGCGCTCGCGAAGCACCTTGCAACGCTTAAGGCCACCCCTGCCCGCTCGTTCAGCGGCGAGGTTGAGTATCCGCGCGTCTACGTCGTCGAATGGCTGGGGCGGCCGATCACGTCCGCGCGCACGGCCTTCGCCAGCGTGCTCGAGCGCGCCGGCCTTGAAGACGTGACCTTTCACGATCTTCGCCGCACCGCCGCGTCATTGGCGCTTCAGCGCGGCGCGACGTTCTCTGAGGTGGCCGCGTTGCTGGGCGACGACGAAGCCGTGGTGCGCCAGCACTACGCGATGTTCGGCCCCGACTTTCTCGCCAACATCGTTCAACGGCTGGAACATATCGCATACGCGCCACCGGCGCTTACGAGCTCCGACGAAGATTACACCAGTGGACGAGGGTGACTCAAAATCCGACGAAACCACATGAAAACAGGCGCATTTAAGATGACACCAATCCTTGGTAAGGGTGAGGTCGAGAGTTCAATCCTCTCCCGTGGCACCAGGAAAACACTCAGTTTTCCGCTGATAATACACACGCGCGAAAGCGCGCACTGTGCCCCAGTGGGGCGCAGGCACGCTGTATTTGCGCTCGCGAAACGACGCTCAGCGCCTCTCTCACCCCCTCTTTCATCTCACCCACGGAACGGCGCTTGCGCCGAGAAAACGGAGTTTTGACCATGGAACGAGACGAAGCGCTCTCGATCCTGTTTGCGCTGGCGTTGGCGCGCCGTGAGCAAGCCGAGGCCCTCGCCCACCAAAGCCGCGAGCGCGGCGAGACGTTGCGCGGCCCTATCGCTATGCGGGCCGCGCTGTGTCTTGCGCAGGCCGACGCGTTAGATTGGGCGATTGCCGATATCAACGGCCGCGCCAGCGACGAAGCTGGGGTCGTGTGATGCTAACCTTCCGAGCGGACATGGCGGCGCGCACGGCTGAGTTTCAGCGCTTCTCGCGAGGCGTCGAGACACACCGCACGCGCGCTCCGAGCAACTATGACTTCGATCTGTGGGAGAGCGCATTCAATGCGCTCCGCAGCGGGGATCAGGACGGCGGGGCGGGAGCGATGGCCGCGATGCTCGCACGTATCGTGGAGCAACTGACCGCTGAATACGGGCGTCTGCCGACGATTTACGCGCTGCGCGACATGGCCGACGAAATCGAGGTCGTGTCCGGCGGTGAATAAGCTCGATCACCTCGCGGACGTGCTTAGCGCCGCCTTGCGGCTTCCGCGCGAGGCGCTTTTTGTCAAGCGCAACCCGCACACGCGGAGCGCCCGCGAGGCCTTCGCGTACTTGGCTGTCGTGTTCGCTGAGACGCAACGAAACCAAACCGCTGAGTTTCTCGGCCTCGAAAGAACAGCCGTCACCGACCAAGTCGAGAACTTCCGGCGCCGCTTAGACGGCACGGAAGGCGCGGACTTTGAAGACGCTGACGATGAGCTTTGCGCCGCCATCGAAAAAATCGGCTTCGCGCTGAAATCCGGAGACATTGACATGAGCGCGTTTGATGACGCCACCCTCGAACAACTGCGCAAACTACAGGCGAAGAGCGGCGGCAAGGATAGTCGCCCCTACTCTAAGTCGGAACTCGCGGCGCTGACGCGCGGTGACGCGATTGAGCCGGCGCGACGCTTTACCGACAAACCGGATCTCAATCCTTCCGCTGTTCGGGGATTGCCCGATGATCACCCGGCGATGCGCGAAAATCGCACGCTGTTCCCCAGCACGGTTGTCGAGGTGACGGAAGACGAGCCCGCGCGATTGCTCGTTAGCGGCGCCAACAATCGCAAGCTTGGCGATGTGGTCGCCAAGGGCCGCTTCAAAGGCTACGCGCTTTACGGTTTGTCGCTCGAAGAACGCGCCACCTGTCCCACCGATTGCTCAGTTCGCGACATCTGCTACGGCAACGGCATGCAAATGGCGCGCAGGCATCGCATCGGCGATGCAGACGTTTTCTATGATCGCCTGGGCTTGGAGATTGCTGAGCTGCTGAGCGAACACGAGGGATTGCTCGTTCGCCTGCACGTGCTCGGGGATTTTCCGTCGGTCGAGTATGTCGCGAATTGGGCCGATTTGCTCGAAGAGTGGGAAACGCTCGCGGTTTATGGCTACACGGCGCGGCGCGAAACGGCGATGGATGGCGATGAAATCGGCGACGCCATCGATGCTGTGCGCCGACGCTTTCCCGATCGTTTTCGCATCCGTACATCGGGCGGCGCCGTCCCGCTTGACGATGGGCTCGGCGGCGATTGGACGTTCGTCATCGACCACGCACCAGACCAAGCCAAGGTCGGAGACGTGTTGATTTGCCCGGCGCAGACAGACGCGACCGCGTGCTGCGCGACGTGCGGGCTCTGCTGGGAACCAGCAAACAAAGAGAATGCCATCGCCTTCATCAAGCACGGCCCCAAGTCCAGCGCGCTTCAGGCCGAAGCGGAGATGCAGGCAGCCACGCCGGAGCCTGCCGCGCCTACCAACGACAATCGTGGCGTGATGCGACGGGTTCAGGCGATCACTCTGCCAAAGTCAGCGCCACGCGCAAAGTCTGCCACAAACGCTCCGGAACTGCGCTGGGTGCAACCTACCGATCTCAACATCGAGGGCGCCTACCAGCGCGATCTTTCCGCTCGCTCACTGGCGCTTGTGCGCAAGATTGTTGGCAGTTGGGATTGGGCGAAGTTCAAGCCGCCAATCTGCGCTGAGCGTGACGGCGCGCTCGTGGTCGTTGACGGTCAGCACACCGCTATCGCCGCCGCGACGCTGGGTCTCGATACTATCCCCGTCATGCTCGTGCGGCCGCACGAAATCGAAGGTCGGGCCAGCGCGTTCGTCGCACACAATCGCGACCGCCTAGTAATGTCGCCATTCCAGATATTCCACGCAAGCGTTACGGCGGGCGACGAGATCGCTGTCGCCGTATCGCAAGCGGCAGCTCGGACGGGCGCGGTGATCCCCCGCGCGATGCCTGCGCGCGGGAAAGGCAGACCGGGCCAAATCATCGACATTCGAGATATTTCTCGATACGCGAAAGCTGATGGCATACCTCATGTCGAGCGCATCTTTCGCATCGCCGTGGCCGCTGAGTGCGCTCCGCTCGGCGTCACCGCAACACGTGCGCTGCATCTGTTGTTGACTGAGCCATACTTCGGTGCGGTCGCCAACATGCCTGACAGCCGCATCGCGAACGCCCTCAAGTCAGTCAAAGACTTCGAGGCAACGGCACGCACGATTGGGGAAACATCAGGCCATGGTCAGGTCCGCGCAGGCGCAATCATGATCGCGGAAGCATGCGAGATCAAAGAGGTCGCGGCGTGAAGACCCTCACCGACGAAATCGTGGCGATCTGCGGAGAACTTGTGACCCCCTACTCCAAAGGGCTGCTTGTGCGCGAGATCGCCAAGCACATTGGATGTGCAGAGGCGCGCGTTCGCGATGCCTTTGACGAGATCAAGGCGTCGGAGCGCGCAATCATCGTTCGACACCCTGGCGAGAAGGCGCGGCGCGTCGTTCCGTGTGGACATGATTTCGGCTTTCCACGTGCAACTGTCTGCAAAAATTGCGACGTTCTGTTTGAACGGGCTCCGAAATCCGTCGCTTTGAATTGCAGTATTCAGTGCAAGAACTCTTGGACGTGGAAGAACCCCGAAACGCGCGCGAAGCGGCTCGCAGGAATTCGTGCGGAACGTGCCACGCCAGAAGCAAAGGCGCGCCTTGCCGAGCACAACAAGCGTCGCTGGAGTAAGCCTGGAGAGCGCGAGAAGCTGAGCGAACAAAATCGCCGCGAGTGGGCCGATCCGGTGAAGCGTGCAAAGAGGTCGGCAGGTATTCAGGCCGCCAACGGTACAGCCGAGATGCGCAAGAAATACTCCGACCGAAAAAAGGAGCAATGGCGCGACGCTGACTATCGTGACCACATCAGCACTGCAGTCAGAGAGGCCAATCAGACCGCCTATTGCCGCGCAAAAGCGTCCGAAAACATGAAAGAAAAGTGGCGCAATCCACAATCGCGCGCGCGCTACATGGCTGGGCAAAAGAAACGCGCTGAGAAAGGCGCGGCGGCAAACCGTGGCCGCAAGCTGTCCCCCGAGCACCGCGCAAAGATCGGTGCGGCGACGCGCGCGCGACATCAGAGGTCCAAGGGCGAGTAACGTATTACAATGCGGCACGAAAAAGCGCGCCTAGCTCCGCGCGCACCAACGGCTCCGGCCCGCTCCCGTTCGGGAGCATCGTTGCATTCTCGTTCCGCCGAGACACGTTGATCCCGCACGGGATCAATCCATCGGCTCCCCGAGCACGATCTCAACGGATGCGCGCGCTTTCGGATTCCGCCGCAGCATCTCGCGCACGCGAGGATCACCAAGCCCCGCCAGCGTCGAGAACGTGCGTAGCCTTCCATCGGGGAATGAGATGGTGACCACGCTCGACTTTATGCCCACTTATGCCGTACAACCACGTAGAGGCGCGATTCGCGATTTGGTCCCGATTTGTCTGGCCACCACAAGATGTTGTGTTTGATGGACTCGGTTCTTGATCGAAATGAAACCGGATGTTCAGTTCGGTTGCCCAGATTGGGCGGCCAATGCCTGAGCCTGAGCGATCTGGTTCTGGATCAACCCAATGAGCGCCAACGCATCGGAGATGGACATGGCGAACGACGGACCGGCGACCCGAACCAAGCCGCCCACGGTGGGGACGTGCGAAAAGGTCGAGACCCGCAGCACGCCGGGCGAGGACACCGCGCCTGCGAAGTGGTCAACGAAGATCATGGGCGCGGGTTCGGGCAGCGCGACGGGTTGGGGATCGGACATGGTTTCCTCCTGCGTGGGTTCTGGATTGAAAGCGGCGGCCGACTAGGCCCAGCCAAGCGCGTAAGCGACGCCGGCTGCTGCGACGGACGCGCCGAGACTGCCGACGCCGACAAGCGTGTGGCGGAGCGCCTTGCGGGCCACGGGCGACAATGCCTTCCGCGCACGGCGCTTGGCCTTGGTTTTAGTGTTGATCACATCGCCGCCGACGCCTTCGGCGCTGATCTCGCGCACGGCAACTGTCGCCTTGCCCCGTTGGTGAACGACATCGCGGATGACGTTCACGACGAACAGTTTGCCGATATTCACATGGACCTTGGGTCTAACCCGCTTGCTCATTTGACGTCGCTCCGCGATGCGACGCACAACCCGTTCGCCCTAGTGGCGATCACAAGCCGGAGGTCGCTGACTGCCCCCGGCTAGTGCTCAGGGGTCGGAGCGTGGTTCAGACGCTCCGACCCCATACAGCGAAGATGCGGCTGAGTCCGTCAAGGCCGAACGGCCAACTTATTGCAGCGATTACTTGCAGCTAGCGTTAACTTCCCATTAACCCGCACTAAAAATCGATTCGCGGGCAAGACAACCGGGCCCAATATCATGGTTAATGCTTGCTTCAATACTGAGCCGATTCAATTGAGTCCCAAGCATTGTTTGCGAGCCGATTCAAAACCAGACTTTGCGCTGCCGCGCAAAATCGGTCGCAACCGCGAAGCGTGCTAGGCTCTTCCGATGACGAAAAAGGCCGCCGATTCTTCTGGGGATAACCAGCGCTTTGACAAGCTGCTGCACGCGATGGTCACGAAACCCGCGATCCCGCAGGCGCCGCAAAAGAGAGGACCAAAGCCTCAAACATCAGATGCGGAGCATGGCGGAAGTTATGCCGATACTCACACTCGCTCAGATAGTTCTGAAAATACTTCGCTGAAACATGGACGTGCGTCCCGTAAACCGCGCGCTTCACGTTCGCCCAGAACCCCTCCAAAGAGTTGACGTGAACGTCGCCGCGCACGTACTCGCCGCGAAAATGGTTCACGCTCTGATGCCGGTAGTCATCGCGAAGGCCGCGAAACACCTTCGCCTCGTCGGTCATCACGCGCGTGCCGGGCTTCACATTCGCGAGCACTTCCGGCTCAACGCTTTCAGCTGACTGGTTGGGAATGTGGCGGGTGATGATGTCGCCGCCGCGCTCCAGCATGCCGAGCACGATGTGCTTGTCATCCTCGCCCATCTTGTCTTTGCCACCGACGAACGCCGTGTCGATTTCGACCGGTGGTGAACCACTGCCGCCCACCGGCGCATCGCCGTCCACGTAGGCCATGTACTGGCGGATCAGGTGGCCCATACGGAACGCGCACTTGTAGGTCACACCGGTCGCGCGCTGGATTTCCTTGGCGGCCACACCGTTCCGCGTGGTCGTGAACATGAACATGACCTGGAACCACAGACGCAGGGGCGTGCGGCTGTTCTCGAACGGCGTTCCGACGGTCGGGCTCACCTGATGGCCGCAGTGCTCGCAGGCATAGACGCGCCGATCGCGTTTGCCTCGGATGCGGTAATAGCGAGCCTCGCGGGCGCACTTGGGGCAATCGAAACGCTCGCCATACCGAACCCGCATCAGGTGTTCGAGGCAGGCGTCGTCATCCGGGAAGCGGCGGTCGAGATCGCGGAACGTCGGGAGCTTCGTGGCCATGAATCCTACATAGCGTGAACGCTTACATGGTTCAAGGGGATAATTGCGACTTTATGAGCTGGACGCGGGCGTCGGCGAGAGGTGGTTTAGAACGCATCGCGCTCGTCCAAGTCCACGATCTTCCCCTGCCCTCTGTGCTTCTGAGATCGCGTGCGAACGTCGATGAACTCCATCTGGTCGCACTTCGTGCAACGCGCTGGGATCTGATCGAGACGGAGGTTTTCGCCCCAGCGCTCGATCGCTTTGCGCAACCTCATCTCCCCATCGTGATTGCAGAAACGGAACTCTAAAGGCGCGTGACAATAGAAGAGCACCGCGACAGCCCCGCTCTCTCGAGCTTCTTTCAGGGTGATCTTGGGTGGGCCGGGCATGGGCCGGATGTGTGCCCGCCGAAGCGATTAACAAGACCTTAACCGCTGCACGGCAGGGCTAGAATCAATGAGCAGCGTCTCTCTTTCCGGCCTCAACCGCGCCGCCCTGGCGGCGAAGGAGGGCTATTGGTGGATCAACGGGATCGCGCTGGCGCTTTCCGCGGTGATCGCGCGCATGAGTGCGGTGGCCTACGGGGAAATTGATCAAGCAGATCGGGCCTTTGTCTGCATCGTTGCTCAGGCATTGGCGATCGCACTGGCGATCCTCGCGCGTCGGGCGCTCACCGGCCAGATGCCGCTTTCGGCCTTCATCGCCGCGTTGCTCGCCGGCGGCTGCGCCTGGTGGGCCAGCCACGGCCTGGCGCTCGCGTGGTACGGCGATGCCGATCGCAACGGCGAGCCGATGGTGATCTTCATGGCCGCGCTTGAGCCGGCGCTTTTCCTCTTGGCGGAGCACATCAAAGAAGGCCGCGAGACACTCCGTGCCGCGCATGTGAAGGAAGAGCTTGAGACAGCCGAGGCCCTGCGTCTGGCGCGTGAGCGAGACGAGCGCAACTTCCGTCCGACGCCGCCGGCGCCGACGTCCGAGACGCCTGCCCCGCCCCCGTCTGAAACGAACGTCACGCCGATCAGACGCAAGCGCAGCGGCGCTGTCGAGACAGTGGCCACCGCCGCAACGATCCTTGCTGGACAAGGGGCTCTGCCATTCGATGCAACGGCATCGCCTGTCGCAATGGAGCAGCCCTTCAGACGTCCAATCGTCGCCCGCAAGCCGTCTATGGACGAGATCGAGCAAGCCCGTGAGGCGCTCGCCAGACGCGGCCAGCGCCCGTCTTACCGGACAGTGGCCGCCTATATTGGCGTCCGAAAGAGCGACGTCGAAGCCGTCTGGCCGACAGGCGTCCCGCTGGCGGCCTGATCACCGTCTGGCCGACTCCGCCGCGCAGCGATTGGCGTCTGAGATCAGACCAAGCAGCGCGTTCGGGCGCTTCTCTGCTTCGGTCCATGCGCCTTCCCATTCCGCGTCGCGGTCGATCACCAAGCCCGTGAGATCGTCCACGGTGCGCCCGCGCAAGCCGGTCGCGTCTAGCGCCGGCGGCCGGCGGCTCGCTTCAAGAAGCGACGCTGGAACGGTAATCGAGCACGGAAGCGGCGTGGGCTGCGGAAGCCTCGTCGCGCATGCGCTCGACAAAAGCGCTGTGGCGAGCAATGCGCTCATCGAGAGAAGTCGCATCGGCGATAGTTTCACGTGCTGCCTCCGTTTCGGCCCGGAGCCGATTGCGGTCTGTGTTGTATTGATCGGCGCGGGCGCCCGTCGCGCGCTCGAGCGAGACTTGAGCGCGCGATTGCTGGCCCCGGTTCTCGGCCTCATTGGCTCGAACCTCGGCGCGCACTTCGTCTGCGGTCTGCGAGCGAAAAGGGTTGTGGCGCTCCACCCAATCCATGGCGACCAAGCCACCGATGAACAGCATCACGAGCGCAATCGCCCACCACCAGCGCAGTAAGAAGGCGGCGATGTTCTTCGCCGCGTGCAAGCCCTTCTGGGCGGAGTCTTTGAGAGATGGATCAGCGGCGCGCGCCGGCGTGGGCGGCGCTTCAAAGCTCGCAAGCCCCATCGCAAACGCTGGAGGCGCGCTCATCGTCGTCTCGCGCTCTATAGGTTCGTTTGGCTCGGAGGCCCTAACAAATGCCGCCTCGGCTTTGGCGTGGGGCTCGTCGCCCTTGATCCAAGCGTTGAGCTTCGCGAACAGCGGGCGCAACCAAGTCTCAGCGGCCCAATGAACCGGAGGGCCGAAGAAGTCGGCGAGGAAGAAGCCCGTCTCTTTCCCGCGAAACGCGAAGTGGGCGATAATCCAGGTCGCGAGCGCAATGGGCGCGAACGCATCAATCGGCCCCCAATCGAGCACGAAAGACGCGACGATCACGATCGCCAGCACCGGCCAGCCCGGCCAGCAGGCGCGCATGAAGGCGTCGAACACCCGCTTTTCAGCGACGTCAGCACCTTCGAAAACCGTATTGGTCATGTGAAGAGGCTCGCGCCCCGCGCGGAACGGGGCTTGCCGCTCAGCCTTTGCCCATCGCCTTCGGCTTCACAGCATAGCCTACAAGCTCGCCCATAACGTCATGCGTGACCGTGTAGGAGATCGTGCGCTCCGCTGGCGGGTCCGCATCGTTGTCGACCCAGCGCGCTCCGATCCCCACATAATCGTCAGCATCACAGACCAGATATTCCTCGCCATCGGCGGGCATGTCAGCGATCGGGAGCCATTCGATCACGTACGCAGGTTTGATCTTGGGCTTAGCCATGGAAGCGCACCCACTGCGTTTGTGGTGAGGGAAAGCCCATGCCGCCGTTCGGCGAATAGGCGGTGCGGCTCGCGTAGTGCTCGCTCCAGCGGCGCAAGCGGCGGAATTGGGTGTCGATGACGAAGGCGTCACTCTCTGTTTTGACGACGAGCACAAGGTGCATCCGGCGGACGCGCTGGGCGCCAGCGCCTTCGCCGTAATCCTCGTGGAGCAGAACGAAGCGATAGCTGTCAGCCAAGCGCGGGTGCAGCGCACGGAGCTCGCGCGCGGCCCACATCAGCCGATCCTCGCAATCCCCGCCCACGCCCGGCGCTGAGACGCGCCAGACATCATCGATGCCTTGCTCCGCTGAATAGCGTTGCGAGAGAAAGCTTTGCTCGGCGATGCGCTCGAGCGTCGCGTGCTCGTCCACGGAGATTTCAACGGCGATCCCGCCGGCGTTTGAACAGCGCGGCTCAAGCGGTTCTTGCGCGCAAAACGCCACCGCCGCCGCGAGCGCGAAACTCGCAACCAAGCCCATAAAAGGCTCCTTTCCGGATTGACCGGAAGAGAGCCTCCCAAAGCGCCGATAAGCTTATTGGAGAGATGTGGAGTTTATTGACGGGGCGGGGTCAGGGATAGATTTTGACCGTCGGGTTTGTGGCGGGCCAGGTCTCTGTTCCTGCGAGAGTCCACGTCCAATAGGTGCAGGAATTCGTCGAATAGTACGTCCCGCCTGGCGTCGCCGCCGCAGAGCGCAACAGCGTCTTTTCGAGCACGCCGTTATTGTAGAGTTCGATTTTTGAAAACGGCGCGGATCCGGCGCGGTTGCCGTCGAGTGTAAAGATAAAGGTGGTCGGCGTGCCGAAGCTGGAAACAGTCGCCAACTCTTCGATCGTCATGCCTTGGAAAGTGCTTGGCGTCGCCGAGCCGCCAGTAGATGGCGAGCCCGCTCCCTGATCGGAATCGTTGGCAGTGCGGACGCCGCTATAGGCGTAGTCGGTCGCTGTCGCGGTTACAGCCGTCACGGCGACGGTGGTCGGCGCTTTGTTCGCCCCGCTTCCCATCGCCCATTTGGCGAACGCCCACATGCGCTTTAGGCCAGCGCCTTCGCGGCGGCCGCGATCTTGGCTTGGAGAGCCTCGACTTCCGAGCGTAGCTCGCCGGCAGCAGCCTCCGCAGCTTCAACCGCTTTGCGCGTTTCTGCCGACGCGACGCCGATCTCGGCGCGGAGTTCGTCGTCGGTGAGTTCGATGTCACGCGTCCCGGTGACGTGCTCATCCGCGCCGTCGACGATCACGGTCTGCACCGTCTTGTACGACCGCTCGATGCCGCCTTTGTCGTCAACGATCGACACGATCTTTTTCGTCACTTCTCGCTTTTCCATTGTCCTACTCCTAAGCGTCGTTTGGCGCGTTGGTGGTGAAGTGCAGCATGATGCCAATCAGTCGCGCATCACCCGCCATGTTGTCGCTTGCGGTTTGCCGACGGATGTTGAAACACACCATGTCGTTCTCAGCCGGGCTCCCGCCGATCGTAATCGCGCCGGACTCCGGTCCGATGTGCAAATCGCCGTTAGCGATATGCGTGTCATCGGACGCAGAGTCGCTGCCGAGCGAAGCGCTCAGCGCATCATCGTTACTAGCGGCGAACGCCTCGAGCGCGAACCTGCAGTTCTGCCCCGGTGTGCCGCCCGCCGCCGTCCAATACGGCGTGAACGATACGGTCCCTTCGTTCCAGGATTTCGGCATGGCGCAGGTGAAGCACGCGTGCTCCTGGGTGCCGCTGTCGAAATCCAACACCGGAACGTCGACGCCAGACGAAAGCGTCATTATCCCGGGCGCCGCGCCGTTTGTGATGCGCGGCGTCATCGCGGCCGCGCTGATCCAAACGCTCTGCTTGCCGACTTGTGCAATCGAAGCTGCTTGCACGCCATCGACAGTGTCAGCGTCAATCCCGCTGCCTGATCCATCAACCGCGAGAATGCCTGCTAGCAAATTGCTCGAAGTGATAATGCTGAGATCGGTGAGGAACGAAGAAACCGTTCGCCGCTTCGGATTGTTCGCATCCGACACGTCCATGAAGACAAGACCATCGCCAGTGGCGATGGAGGTGTCGGTGAGTTCGCTCGGGTCGAAGGCGAAGCTGCGATTGCTCGAGAGATCACCGCCGCCGGAAATACCAAGGCCAGCCGTGAGCGTCAGAGACGTCGCGACGCTCGTCGCCGAAGCCGCCGCGCCGATCGTCGTGCGCACAGCGGGGCCATCGACATCATCGAAGATCGTGAGGGCGAATGCAGACGGTGTCGTGTTCGAGCTGAGGAACGCGCGCCCGCCAGTCGTCAGCCCCGCCCGAAGATACTCGACTGCTTCGGGGGGGGCTTCATAGGCCGTGGCCGTATCGGCGATCTCGATCTGAACGTCTTCGATCTGCACCCAATCGTTTGCGCCAGCAGAGCCCGCGCCCGTGAAAGCGAACTGGATGCCGATCTCGCCGACGCTGGCGCCGATATCGGCCTGGAATTCAAACCGCGCAGTGGAAGTGCCAAGCGCTTGCGCTTGGGTCAGCACAGCTGCATGGCCACCCATGCCGCCGCTTTCGATCAGATCGCCGTCTTCGCCTTCGCTGGTGCCGGTGGCGATCTTGATCTCAACGGTCGTCCCGGAGAAATCCGCACCCCTGTGCGCGTTGAAGCTGAGCGTGATGCGCTGGCCGCGGCAGCGGATCGCTTCTTCCGTCGCCAGCATTTGCCAAAGGCGAAGCTTGTTCGTTGAGGCCGAAGCCGCCGGCCGGCCGAAGCGAAGCCCGTAGCGCGCGCCAGTGCGCAACGCCGTTTGCCGTGAAACCGCGTTCGAGGCCGCGCTCGGCTGCGCGAAATACCAGGCGTCGGCGACGACATCACCGTCATTGTCGCCTGAGATGTTCGAGAACGATGAGCCTGCCGCCCAATTGGTGAAGCCGGAATTGCGCAGCAGGTTCTTGAAGGCGGTCGCCGCTTCGGTCGCATCGGAGGCGGACGAATCTGCAATCGCGAGATCGGGGATCGTGCGCGCCGCTTGGCCCGTCGCTTCGACGTAGGCGTCGTAGCCCACGTCGTCCTGGCCGTAGATCGTTGGCCGGTTTTCGATCCATCCATCGGACCCGATCGTGAAAACCGATTGCTCGGCGGTGAGCCCGCGATCGGTGTACGCGGTGACGGTGTCGGTCGTGTCGGCTGCCCGGATCGTCACCGTCCCGCCGCTGGCCGGACTATCGTCAAGATTCCGGACCTGCCGATCCGCGGCCCACAGAACCTTGGCCATTCGTGACGCTCCTTGAGAAGCGTCAGGGGTCGGATTTCAGGCGGAACAGGGCTTGCGGCTTAGGAAACGACGTTCCCATCGGGAAAGCGCCAGTCCGCGCCATCGGAAATAGCCATGTGCTTGTTGCTCGCGCCATCGCTCACATAGACGAACGAGCGCGGATAGTGCGCCGGGTTGAGATAGCCCGCCGTCGCCGGCACGGTGAGCTGCGCCACGGTGTAGCCCGGCAGCGGGCCAAGCACGCGAAACGCTTCCGCCCCGGTGCGCGACATGAGAGCGATCACCGCGTTCGCAAGCCGCGTGAACGCTTCTGTCGGCTTACCCAGAACGACATAGGCGCCGGGTTCGGTGGCTGGTTTTGAGGTCTTCATGCCATCGTGATTTCGGTGTCGTCGGGATTGACCCAGATCCCATAAGCCGCGAACCCGAACGGCCCTGAGATCGAACAGCGCACAAGCATCCCGTCGACAGCGTTCGCGAGCCCCAGCGCCCACATCATCGCCCGGAAGCGATTGTTCACGTGCGGGAGGTCGACGTCTTCGTGCTGCACCCAAGAGCGGCCATTATCGACCGAGGTCGCGACCTGCATCTTCGGCTCCGAGCCTTCGCCCGAGAGCGGGACGTCGACGGTGTCGATATCGAACACGAGACGATCGACCGGCACGTCGCCGGCGCTCGAGATATGGATCGTGAACTCACGGACGATCGGTTCGTCATTGTCGGTGTAGACGCCGGTGCGCAGCGCCGAGAGCACAGCGCTTGAGCGCGATCCGACAATCGTTTCGCCAAACGCATTGGCGGCGAAGTCGATGTCGAACACAGCTTTGCCGTAGCTCTTCCACTCCGCCCAGAGGCCGGAGGTCTCGTCACGAACGAAAGCCTGCTCCAGCCCCGCCGAGACGCCCCAGAAGCGCCGTGACGCGTCTTCGTAGCCCCAACACACCACGTCAGCCAATTGCGCTGGCGTGAGCGCCTTTAGCGCGGCCTCCATGCTGGGATATGGAAGCGGAACGACGCTCAAGCCTTGGGTTTTGTGGGCGACCCGATTCTCGCCGAGAAAGCCGAGCTCGCCGTCGGAGACTGGCGCCTTTGCATGTGGGCCAGCGATGCCACGTGCGATGGCTTGATCGGTGGCCTTGGTGAAGGCGTCGGCCTCCGCCGGCGCGCCGGTGGCTTGCCATGGTCTGATCTTGCGTGCCCCGAATACCCAAAGGCGTTCGTTGATCTCCGCCACCGTAACGATCGGGTCTGAGAGATCGGGCGTTGCGGCTTCGCCGTCGCTTGGCCAGGTGAGCGGCGCGCCGGCCTCAGACCAGCCGAACGCGACCGCGCCATCTTCGAATGAAACGAGCCGCAACGCTACCGCGGCGAGCCCGCCCGCATCGGCCGGCGCATCGACATCGACGACGGAATCAAGCAGCGCCCCGTCATAGAATTTCAGCTGCCCGAAAGCTTCGAGCGCGAGATCGTCGCGATAAGCGACCATCGTCACTACATCCCCGCCCGAAAGCATCCCCACGTTCGAAAACGAATAGCTGGAGAAAACTTCGAAGAGCGCATCTCCCGCCGGAGCGAAGAGATTGCCGTTTCTGCAGCCAGGCGCGGCGAAGAGCCCGCGCACGTTTGCCGGCAACGTCGCAACAGCAACCATCCCCGGCCGTGACGTCACGAAGAACTCAGACCGCTTCGCCGCCCCTACAGGTGTCGGCTCTAAATGCACGTTCACGAAATCAATCGGGACCGTGGAGCTTGAGGCTCTCCGCTTGTCGGCTTGGGGGATGAATTTGAGGTAGCTCACCGTCCGAGACGATGGAGAGCGGGACGGAATGGGGCTTACGGGCGGCGGCGATCGTCGTTTGTGTTCGCCGACATGGCAGAATTGGCGGAAACAACAGCAGGGCCGACAGGGCTCGGTTGCTCCACGGGGCCGCGCGATGGCGAACGCGGCGAACTTGCTGGCGCGATGGCGCGGCGCGCCGCGCCGGTGGAGTTTGCGTTCTCCATCACCTCACGGAGGGCTGGACCGATCCCGGGAATGATGCCGACAAGCTTATCGAACGTGCCCGACACCATGCGCGAGATCGCCGGCGACGTGCCCGAAACCGCCGCGCCAGACGGCGGGATGAGGCGCTCCATGTAGGCGAGCGCTCGACGCATCGCCGCTTGTTCGCGCGGCGTGAACAAGATCGCTGTGATTTCCTTCCCCGGCCCGTCCAGCGCCCGGCGCAGATTCGTGACCACCGTTTGCGCGGGGATCATGCCGCCTTCGTTGCGTGCATCGAGCGGACGCAAGACGCGATGAAAAAGCGCTTCGCGCAGACCCTGCAGTTCTGGGTTTGGAAGCTCGACGCCATAGCGCGACTGATCGCTGTCGGCGGCGAAGCGGCGCTCGCCGGCGGTCTGGCCGCCCACCTTGATCCGGCCTGGCACACGCACGCCGCTCGCTGCCCCACGGTTCGTGTAGGCGATGGCGTCGTTGATTTCGCGGATGCGGGTTACCGCGCCGAGCGTTTGCTGTGAGGGCTTGCTTCCGGCGCCGAGGATCGCGTCAACGACTTGTTCGCCGGTGAGGTCGGTATTCAGCACGCGCTCAATGGCGCGACCGCCGGGATCGCTGCGGCCGGTGTGGCCGGTGGATAGCTCGGTGCGCTGACGCTGGCCGAACTGGTTTTTCATCTCGCGCGTGAAACCGCGCGCTTCGGTGATCGCCCGGCCCGCTTCCGGGCTCAGCCGCGGCGCAACGAAGGCGTCCACCTCATCGATGATGCTGGTGATCGCATAGACGGCGTTGTCGTCGCCCGATTTGAGCGCGCTGCTGAGCTGGCGGTTGAGTGCTTGGCGCGCTCGCTCGACAGTTCCATACGTTGCTTGTCCACGGGCGATGTCGCCCTGCAAACGGCCAACGACGGCGCGCGCGGCGGGTACATCGAGGAAGTCTCGCTGGATCACGGCGTCCACCGCGTCCGTCAATTCGGTTGCGACCTGGTTCGCTGAGACACGTTCGTTCTCGGCAAGGTCGAAGGCTTCCTGATAAAGCCGACCCTGCTGCTCGCGCATGTTGTCGACGCGGGTGCGCAACGCATCTGAGACGGTCGTGCCTGCGCCGCTAAGGTCCTCCGAGACAGGCTCTTGGCCCCGTGTGGCGATCCGCATGACGTTGCCGCGAACCTCGGGGGTTCTCCGGTCATCGAACGCCTGCATCGTGCGCTGGGCGCGCGGGGAGCCGATGCCTCGGCGCATATCGTCTTCTTCAAGGCGCGCGCGCGCATTGCCGGAGCGTTCGCCGGCCGTCATCGGGCCGAACTCTTGCTCCAGCGCGGCTGCGTCGGGCTGAGCCGCCCGCTCAGCGGCGCGACGGGCGTTGGCGGCAATGCTCACCTCCGTCGCGATACCGCCGCCAACACCCGCGAGAATGCGAGCGGGAACCTCCAGCGGCGTGCCCTCGGTGAGCTGGCCCGCCGTTTCGCTCGCCGCCGCCGGAACGACCACACGTGAAACGCGGGTCGCGGCGCTGCCCGGCGCCAACGCACTGCTTGCAAACTGCCCCGTCGTGCGCGCGTATTCGCCAGCCATTGTCTGCGGGGTGTGATCGGTCCACTCTCGCACCGCCTCAGGTTCGGCGGCGACGAAAGCGTCCTGAACGCTTTGGCTGGTTGGGAGTTGGATGTTGAGCGACCGGCGCTGCTCGCGCGCGGTGTCGAGATTGCGCTGCACTTCCGCGCGCGCTTCCGCGTCCGAACGCCCACTGGCGCGGAGTATCCAGTATTGGCCCACGCCGCCGACTTGTGCGTTCAATTCCTGAAGGTCGCCACCGATGCCGAAAATGCCGGCCGCGCCCTCGTGCAATCCTGTGGTTGCCGACTTCGCCGTGTCCTCGACGATGCTCGGCTGAGGAGCCTGCGGCGCATGGGCGCCGCGGCGGCGCGCCAATTCGGCGCGTGCTTGCTCCGGCGTCACGGCTGCACTTTGCGACTGCGGAGTTGCTTGCCCCGCGCGCGCCGCGCGACGGCGCTCAAGCTCAGCCCGAGCCTCCGCTGCCGTGGGCATCACTGGCCTCCGTTGGCGATGCGCTCAAGCTCTTCGTCGGACATCTGGTCAACGCCGCCGGCGGGATCGCCGAGGATGCTCTCGACGTCCAAGCCTTGCGATGAGAGTTCGCGCTCCAGCTCTTCGCGTTTACGACGGACGAGGCCCATCGCTTCGTTGAAGCGGGTCCGCAGACCTTCGCCGCCGCCGCGCCACAGGTTTTGAATGTTGGTCGGATCGCCGATCGCGCCTTCGATGATGTCCTTGTCCGGCCCCGCAAGCGCGCCGAGTTCGAACGCAACGCGGTTCAGTTGCGTGATGAGGATTTGCGCGGCGGAGTCGATCGCTTGCGTCTGCGCGCCCATGCCGCCGGCTTCCGGGATGCCCGGATTGTAGTTCGCCAAGAGCCCCTGATAGTTCGACATGGCGGCTTCGAGCTCACGAAGCCCCCGCGCGCGATCCCGCGTCGCTTGCGGAACGGTTTGACCGCCGCCGCCGATACGGGTGATTTGCCCCCGCCCACTGACTTGATACGCGCCAGGTGGCAGGCCACGGTCGCGCACCTCTTGCGCACTGAGTTGGCGATATCCCCCATCGCCGCCAGCGCTCGGCTCGCGCGGCTGCTGCACGACATGGATTTGTCCGCTGCCGTCGCGTTGAGCGACTGTACCAGGGCGAAGGCCCGCCGCGCGGACCTCTTCCGGCGTCATGCTGGTGCGCAGATCGCGTTGAGCGCGGCCACGGGCGTTGCGTTCCTCTTCGGTCCGCAGCGCATCACGATAGCCTTCAAGCTCTCGCATGTGGGCTTGCTGCAAACCCGGCGACCATTGCGCCGGCAGGTTCGCCACCATCGGGCGCACAGCGGGGTTTTGTTGGGCGGCGGCTAAGGCCCGGGTGCGATAATCCTCATAGCCCTGGCCCTGGCGCTCGCCGATCATGGCCCATTCAGCGAGGCCTTGATCCATGCCTTGAGCGAGGCGGGTGCGCTCTTCAGCCGTTGCAGCCGTTCGCGCGGATCGTGCGCCAGTGACGCCCTCGACGGAGCCTAGTTTGCCCGCGACCGTTTCGGCAGTGTCGTAATCGCCCGTGGCAATGGCGCCCGCATAGGTGCGATTGCCTTCGCGCATCTCGTCTTCGCGTTGACGTGTGCGGGTGCGATCTCCCATCGCCGCGTAGCTCTGGGCCTGTGAGGGATCGTCGCTGAGCACCGTCGAGGCGGCCCGTTCATAATCGCCCGCATCGGCATAGCTGCGCGCCATGCCACCGCGAAAGCGGGCCGGGAGGTTGGCGAGTTCGATGGCGTAGCTGCTCGGCATTGACCGCCCTCGTTACGTGTAGGAGTAAGAGCGCGGCGTGCGCACCTGATAGGTCGGGTCGGAATTGTAGTCGGCGTAAGAGGTCGGCGCCGTCTTCTTCCGGTTGTTCTGGATCGAAGCCCACGCATTGCCGGCGATGTCGGCGATGCCGCCATAGAGCGCTTGCTGGTTTTGGCCTTTGGCGATGGCGGCGGCGGACGACGCATCAGCACTGCGCCCGATCGCAGAGCCTGCAGTGTCGGCATAGCTCGCGCCGGCGGAGGCTTGGCCGCTGCGCGCCTGGAAACCGCGATCCGCATCGGCGCGAAGGCCGGCCACATAGTCCGCGTAGCTCGCCTGCTGACCCGTCGTGCGGTTCGATTGATTGGTGGAGCGCTGATTGTCGCGGCGCTCGGTGATGCCGAGGCGGGTCGTCGTGTTTAGCGCGTTGCGATCGTTGATCGCGTTCCAATAAGCCTGCTCGGCGTCAGCGTAGGAGCCGCCGCGCGCCGCATCAGCCGCGAGACGCCCCTCTGAATAGGGCTCGTAGTCAGCACGGCGGCGGCCGCCCTCGTAGAGCGCCTTCTCCATCGCATAGGTTTGGGTCACGTCACCGATCGTGCGCGTGGCCCGGCCCGTGCCGCCGGTGACGCCCATGCGCGATGCCGCGGCGGAGATCGCACGATCGCGCTCTTGCTCTGCCAGCGCCGTCCAGGCTGCGATCTCTTGATCGGTGTAGCCTTGGCGACGGAGAAGATCTTCGTCGAGAAGCTCAACCGTGTTCGCGTAATTCTCGTCCGCGACGCCACGCACGCCGGTGCGGGTGTCGGCGTAGCTCGCGCGATCACGATCGTAACCGCTCTGCTCGATCGCATTGAGATCGGAATAGCTGCCGGCGGTGATGCCCTCTTGGGCTTGGTATTCCTGCTCGGTCAGACGAGACGGAACACTTGCGTTGATCTGCGCTTCCACATCGGCGCGGGTGACGGACGAGCCTGCCCCTCCACCCGCGCCGGCGCCCCCAGCGCCCTCGCCAACCATGCGCGTATCCGAAAAACCCGGACGCGACGCATGATCGTCGAACATGGCTGCGATGTAGTTGTCGAACGATCCGTAAGCGCGATCCACGCCGGCCTTGTTCTTCTGGTAATATTGAACGAGGTCGGGATTGCGCTCGGTGAAATAGGCGTAGTCTGGCGTGCCGACAGCGCCGCGGCCGCCGGTCGCGTCATTGACACTCTGCTCGGCGTAAGAGCCTTGGCCATATTGCAGGGCGTCGAGATAGCTTTGCGCGCGGCCGCCGCGATTGACCTCTGGCTGAAGCAGTCGCGTCGCGAGATCACGCTGTTCACGCGCGAGCGCGATCTGCGCATCCGACGCGCCTTGCTGCGCACCAGCGGCTTTGTCAGCCGCCTTGTTCGCCGAACTGGACGAAACTACAGAGCCGACAAGTGCGGCGCCAGCAACGGCGATGTTGCCCCAGGACATTACGCAATCTCCCGGCGCTGTTCGGCTTCGAGCGCTTCAAAGCTCGGTGCGATGAATTGGGCTTCGATCTTGGCGAGGTCGCGCTCGGCGCCGACGGCGTGAAGCGCGAGCCAGGTGCAATCGGTCAGCGCCTTGGCGATGCGCTTCGTGCCGGGTTGGGCGACGACGATCTGCGGCGCGTGAAGCGGCTCACTCGTACCTTCCTCGGTCGTGATTTGCACCGAGCCCGAGAGCAGGATCGAAATGTGCTCGGTCTTGTGAATTTTCCCGACGACGACGACGCCGGCGGGAATGTCCATGCGGCGGCAGTAAACGCCACCGCCAAAAATGTGACTCGTCATGCCGGCGATGCCGACCTGTTCTTCGGCCGGCATCGCCAACATGTGCGCCTCAAGGGCGGCAATCTGGCTGCGGCGCTCCAAGCGCTCGCTATCCGTCAGCGGCGTTTTGCTCGACTGAGAAGGAAGTTCGGCCATCCCGGCCTGATTGGCCCGGGGGCTGGAACAGGGCTTGCGGGATGCTAGGGTGGCGCGATGAGCAAGTGGCGACTCTCCGGCTGGGCGCGGCTTTGGATCGTGCTGCTAGTCCCCGTTTACTGCCTGTCTGTCTGGATCGGAGTTGACGCGGAACAGCATCGTTGGCGCTCCGCATGCGACTGGCGGGATTGTGCCGGGTTCAGCGCACCGAGACGATGGGATGAAGCCGGCCGGGCGATGCTAACCCGTGATGAGATCGCCGACGCCGAGCTTAGCGACATCGAACAGCAAACAGGCTTGTATCGCCTTCATTACAATGACGAAGGTGAGCCCATTGCTGGTGATCAATACACCCTCGATATGGTCCAGCATGAGATCGAAAGACGTGCAACCGCACGCCGAGTGCATGAAGAGCGTTTGAGATCAGCGTTCGTCACTCCGACGATCGGCGTTGTGCTATTCTTCGCATTGATGATGCTCGCAAAATCCGCTGCGATCTGGGTGTGGCGCGGGTTCCGTCCAGCGACCGTTCGTTAATAAACGCCACTTCTCTCACAAAAGCTTATCGGGCCCTCGGATTTGATGCAGTGAGGATTGTGTAACGGCTCCAGGTTTTAGGTCTGGAGCATGGAGGCTTAGATGGCTCGGGTTCTGCAAACCAAGATGGTGGGCTACGCGCCGGATCGGCGCTCGATGAACCGGCCGCCTGAGGTGGTATGCACCTGCCACGAGCCGGAGCCGATCCGCGTGCCTTGGCAGGTGAAGCTGATCGTGCTCGCGAGCTGCGTGGGCATGCTCGCGATCTTCGGCGCTGCGCTTGCACGGTGGAGCATGAACCCCGCCGATCACACTTGGAAGATCGCCGCCTTCCTGCTTCTGGTCGCCGTCCACTGGATTTTCTGGTGGCGCAAGGGCGAGTGATCACTCGAACGGGATTGGCTCTTGGTTCGCCATCCCCGCCCCAACGCCCGCGCCCACGCCGATCGGCAACGCCTTGACGCCGTAGTTTCGCAAGAACGAAACGAGCTGAGCGGTTGAGTCGAACTCTCGGCCCAGCTCCGTGACCAGCCGCCTCCGCAATTGCGGAACGCTCAGCCCCTCCGTCTCAATGTCGTAGTCGGCGGCGATCGCGCGCAGCTGGCGAGCATTCGCGCCGGCGAGCGCATCCTTCGCCCCGCCTGTCGCCGCCCGCTCTTCCAAGGGGGGGCGCTGTGTCGGCGCACGGCGAGGCTTTGGCTCGCGCCCGAACACCGGAGCGCCAGCATCGTCAAAGAACAGGTTGCCCATCGGAACGGTCGGCGCGGGATCGACCGCTGGAAGCTCTGGCAGTGGCGCGACATCATCCAGCGAGCGCCCGCTATCGGTGACGCCGATGACGCCACGATCAGCCACTTGCGGCGCCCGCGTGACTTCGAAGCCCCGCGCATTCATCCAATCGAGCTGATCGATCGGCGAGGCTGCGAGGAACTCCGAGCGCGGCGAAAGCGCGTCCGGGTGCGGCATGTCGCCGAACATCGCTGTTTCGCCCTCGTCCTGGAACACCAGATCACGGGCGACGCGAGCGCGGGGTGCTTCTTCTGGCAGTTCACGCGCAAAGGCTCGCGTGCGCTCCAAGAAGCCCGGATCGGCGAGCAGCTCGTCCTCGCGGATGGCGCGCGGCGAGACCGGCGCATGCATGAAATCGAACTCGCCGCCACGCGCGAGCGCCATTTCGCCGCTTCGGCCGATCAGGGACGCGCCGGCGCCGAAGATCGCGCTCTCCTCGGGGGCCTCGCCGCGCGTGATCGCCATGTCTGTGGCGGCGCCGCCGATGGCGCTTGTGATGTCCCTCGCAGCTCCCCTAACGCCCGCGCGCGCCGCCCCGGCGCGAGTTAGCACCGCGCCGCCGACATCAAGCCCCGCTCTTACGAACGGGTCAAGCTGATCGACCTCTTCACCCGCCTGTCCCATGTAGGGCTCTGAAGTATCGCCAGCCCAATCCGTCGCCGGGTTCGGGTACATGTCGCCGATCGGCGCAGCGCCTGGCCCTGGAGCGCCCGGCGTCGGCGTCACATAGCCCAGCACATCGATAGAGCCATCCCGCCCTTGCGTGGCGATCATCGTGTACGATTGGCCGTCCTGCCCGACGAACGGACGCATCAGAGCGCGCGAGCCATCGCTGAGAGCCGTTTGCTGCCAGCCCCCCTCCCATTCGCCATCGTAGATGTCGAAGTCTGAGGGGAGCATCTCGACGGAGCGGCCATCGAACAGAGCTTCGCCCGTTGGCTCCGCTCCCGCTTCATCAGCCCATAGAGCTGCTCCCCCGGCGCCGAGAACACCAATAGCGAGAGCGGCGAGCGGGTCATTCCCCGTCAGTTTGGCGCGCATCCGCGCCTGAGACGCAGCGACGCTTGCCGTGTTTGCGTTGAGCCGGTTCGTCTCCGCGTAATTGCGGAGCGCCTCTTTAAGGGCTGCGTGATCCGTGACGCCCGATGCGATGAGCCGGTCTGCTTCGCGGGCCATGCTCGCGCCTCGACGCTCGCCGTTCGTGGCCGCAAACTCCGCGAGCGTTTCCGGGGTCGTATTGTACCGCGTCGCCAAGCGCTGCATCGCTGCCGGATCGCCACTGGCGCCGGCGATCTCACGCTGCATGCTGCGCATCTGCATGCGGATCGTCGCGCCTGCGGTGACCGGATCGGCGCCGTCGCGCAAATCAAGCGCTATCCCCTCGATCGAAACGAGGTTGCCGCCTGCGTCGCGCTCGATCGCCGCGTTGATCAAATCTGTTTCGTCGTAAGGCGACTCGCTTGCGATCCCTGGCGGGCGACCGCCTCGCGCTGTGTTTGGGAGCGGCGCGATCTCACCGCGCTCCACCGCCCGGCGTACCAATTGCCGCGCCGCCGCACTGTTGTAGCCAAGGCGCTCCGCTGCTTGGCCAACTGTGATGCCCTCCTCGCGGACGAGTTTCTCGATGGCTTGGAGGTCGAGCGTGCGGGGGCGGCCGGCGCTTTCCGCGACTCCCCCATCGAACCTTACGATCTGCTGATCGTCGGGGATGTCTTGGGTTTCCCAGGGGGGGCGAGCGCGTCGTTGCTCCGGCGTGAAGTCGCGGCGGGTTTGGACGTTGCGGGCTTCGGTCTCGCCGGCGAGACGGCGATAGCTCGTGAAGTCCGACGTCTGCGCCAGGCGCTCGCCGATCGCGTCGCGCTCACGCCGCAGGTCGAAGAAGTCCGCGCTGCCAGGCGCCGCGAACTCCATGTCCTCGGTGATGGCGTCATACTCGGCTTTGAGGCGAGCTACATCGGGATCTTCCGCGAGCGTCGGGAAACGCGTGTCGGGCGAGCCGCCGCGCGCGAAGCCTTCGATGTCTTGGACGTTGTGCTGGCCTTCGTGGAAAGTCGCCGAGCGCAGCTCGCCCTTGTTTGAGCCCTCCACTCTGATTTCTGGCGGCAAGCGCTCTGTTCCGTTCATCCAGCCCCAGCCAAGCGGCTGGTCGCGCGCGCTGCGATAAGAGCCACCGACATCAGGTTCCGGCTCGATGCGGAAGTTCGTACCGCGCATGTCGGGATAGGCTTCGAACAGCTCCGGATGGATCAAGCCCTGCTCAAGCCGGCCTGCCGCTGGCCCGCGATGCGTGCGCACGATGTTGGCGTCGCGGTCGTTGATCTCAAACCGCCACTTCCCATCGACGCCTTGGAACCATCCTGTTTCGCGCCAGATGTCGTCGCGGGAGGCGCCTTCCGAAGCCATCTGCTCGGCGCGAGCGAGAGCTTGGTGATCTGCGGTGCGAGCATTCCGCCCCGCGAACATGAGCACCCCATCATCCAGAGGCGCAGCATTAGAAAGCGGTCCTGGAGCGATTTCCGGGAGATCGTCTATTGGGCGGGTGAGGTTTGAGACGCGAGCGCCGGGGCGGCCGCGCGAAGCGATCACACCGGCGGCAGTAAGACCCGCGACGCCAGCCGGCAGAGCCCAATCCTCCACCCCTGAAAGCGGGTCGCTTCCGTCTGAGGCTTGAGCATCCTGTGGCATCATGGCCGCCGCAGCGGTCCCGCCGATAACGCCAGTGCCAATGCCTGCAAGAAGGTCGCTTTCCCCACTGCGTGCTGGATCAAAGGCGGCGCGAGGTGAACGCAAATTTGACGGGTCGAAAATTGCTCTAACGGTCGCGGGCGGGCCTTCACCCTGGTAGGTGTCTCGAACATTGCGAACTTCAAAGCCATCGAAACCCATGGCATGAGCGATGGCTTCGAGATCGTTTGTACTGACGCGCCCAGGATTGCCGGTAAAATCAGCCTTGTATCGGCTGACCATCGCATCGAACTCGGCCCGCCTGTCCTGCGGGAGAGATTCCCTTATCGTTTCTAGCCGCAGGTTGGCGAACCGCTCGCCGGCGCCCTCTACGATCATGAGGTTCCCGCGAGTGTAGAGCGGAATCACTTCCGGCTCGGCGTTCTGGTAGTCCCACGCGCGGTCATCTCTGGCATATGTGCGAGCTACATCCTCTCGGCTTGAGAGATAAACGGGGCGTGGCGCTTCTATGTTTTGGTTTAAAGTTCCGGCCTCCTCCAAGAGTTGCAGGTAATGCTCGGAGACTCCGTTCGCCGCGCGCTCCGCAGCCATTTCTTGCTGAATGGCGGCATAGCGCTCCGGGTCGGTGAGATAGCCCGCGTTTTGAGAGCGCCGCTCAAATGAATTTGCGTCGCGAATCTGACGAGCATCGGGTGATCCGTGATACATCGGCGCAGTGGTGTCGAAGCCGATCCTTCCGGCGCGCGCAAGCCGTGTGGTCTCCCCGTCATTGACCGAAGGCCTCACATCAAAGCTCGGCATGTTTCCGAGCGGGTCGTCCGTCGCAAGCAGAGGCATGCGCTGGATCGCTTCGGGGAGAAGCTCGGTGTCGCCGACGGTGTGAAGCGCTCGAGGTTGCGGGTTCGGCGCGCCCTCGCGCACGAGGACGATTTCGCCCGGCATCGCGCCGGCGCTGTCGAAGCGATAGCCCGGAGGCGGCTGCATCTGGCGTGCGATTGCGGCGTAGGCCGCCGCGTGCTGATCCGACGCCGGCAGCAGCGAGTACATCGCCCGCTGGTTGATGCGCGCATCCTCCTCGATCGTTGCAATAACGCGATTGAGGATCTGGCGCGTCTCGCTTGCGTTGAAGCGCCCGCCTTGGGCTTGGTATGGCTCAGATGGATTTGAGCGCGTCAAATCCTCGAACGAGACTGTCGCGAACGGCTCGCCGCGCGCGTTGGTCAGCTCTTCGATCTTGACGGCGAACTCGGAATTCTGCGGCCCCCGGAATCCGTAGATGTCGTAGAGCCCGCTTTGATCCGGACCTTGATGAACCAGCGCTTCCGGCGCCCAGTCGGCGCGGGCCTCCGGCGTGCGCAGCGGGCGAAGCCCTGGCGGGCGCGTGACGCGGCCCGCCGCTTCGCGTATCGAGGCCAAGCCCGCATCCCGCGACATGAACTCGCCATCGACAGAGAACCCGATCGCGTTCGGGTCTTCCGTTGGCGCTCGATAGATCGCATCGAGACGCTCGCGCACGCCATCAGGCGCTGCATCGATCGCTTCAACGTGATCAACTCCGGTGTAAACTTGCCCCGTCTCCGGATCGCGCACAGCGGCTTGCCAGCGAGGCTGAGCGCGTTGCGCCTCCATCGCTCCGCCCACACCTTCAAACGGATCAGGAGCGAACTCAGCGTTGATGATCTCGCCGTCGATTGTTTCGGGGAGGCGATTAGCGCGAAGCGTGTTGATGTCGTCGATGACGCGCGGTGCGGTGCGGGCGACGCCGCCGGCGAGACCACCCAGCATCCAAGCCGCACCTGCGGGGATCGCTGTGTCTGCAAGACGATCGCCAAGCTCATCCTCATCCGAGAACGCAAACGCTGCGCCAGCGGTGACCGGAACAGCCGCCGCCCTGCCCTGATAGGTTCCAGCGAGCCAATCGCCGCCGTAGCGGGCAGCCTCGCGCAGCACGGGGGTGTTTTCTACGCCTTCGCGGATAGCTTGGCCCGCTTCCCGAAGCGGCGCGCCTTCACGATAGCCTGTGGTCAGCGGGCCGAGCGGGTCGCCGTCGAAATCGGTGTTCCTCGGTCGCGGCGCGAGCGCGTCGGGAATCTCTGCGCCAGCGGCGCGGAACCCGGCGCGGCCCGTGGCGCGCACTGCCGGCGCGGCAAGATCGACCAGCCCCACACCCGGAATGAATTCCAGAGCGCCAGAGCCAGTCGTCATGAGATCGTCTGCAGCGGCGCGGCGCGCCGCGGCCTCAGCGTCGGCAGCATCGGCGAAACGACCACCGCTGAATTCTTCGTTGTCCCAAGCCGTGTCGATGAGCGCCCGCTCAGCCGCCGTGTCAGCAATGCGATAGTCTCGGCGCGATTGGCGCGCGAAGTCCGAAGGGCCCCGCCAGATAGCGTTGGCCGTGTCGCCGATCATCTGGAGCGGATCGCGAGGCCCACGCGCTGCGGCGTCGGCTTCCATCGCCTCGCTGATGCCGGCGATGAAGCCGTCATCGGAAAGCGCATCGAATCCGAGCTGGTCGACGCCGCGAGAGATCATCTCGCCGCGATCTGCGGTGCGGCGCTGGGCTTGTTCATCGCCAAAAGCGCCGGCGACGAGATCAGCGCCGCCACGCGCAAGCGATGACACCGTGCCAGCGGCGAGATCAGCCCAGCCCCATTCGGGCCCAAGCGGTGAGAACTCGGCCGCCGCGCGATCGCCAGCTTCACCAGCCCTGCGAAGCTCTTCCTCCCGCTGAAGCGGGGCAAGCTCAGCCCAATCAGGAACGGGCACGCGCTCGAGCGGATCGCGCAGCGGACCGGGTCGCGCATCTCCCATCATCGAGATCGCTGAGCGCATATCCGGCGCTGAGCTTCGAGGGTTTGGGTCGAAGCCTGCGAAGGGGTCGAGGCTTGGCGCCGGGGTTTGGTGTTGCGCAGAGAAGCGCGGACGGCCGCCGGCGCGGATCAGCGCTTCGTCTAGCAGGCGGCGATTGTTGCTCTCTCCCGCCATTAGACGATCTCGTCGTCGCTGTAGGCGACGCAATCCTCGCCGCTGATGTTGGAGACCGCGGCGTCATGCACGAACGGTGGCGGCTTGCGGTAACGGGCGCGAAGCTGACGCGCGCCCTCGATGGCGGCGGCGGCGTCTTCAGCTGAAAGTGATTGCCCAAAGCGCGTGTAGGTCTTGGCAGCGTTCAGAGCGATGGCCTGGTTGAGCTCGCGCGGGAACGGGATGTCGTCGTCGAGGCCGAGGTCATCGTACTCGACCCAGCGCCCGAGATCGGTGCGGAACATCAGAAGCACGGACCCGCCGTTGGTGTTGATCGTCAGCGACGAAGCCGCGCCGATCTTCCAGCCGTTGCCTGAGATCGTGATGTTGGAGGTGGCAGCGCTGTTTGCAGCATCCACGACCTCAACGCGCGTCCCGTCGGGAACAGTGCCTTGCGGGAGGATTACAGAGCGGCAGCCCGCTTGGCACAGCACGCGCATCGCGGGCCAAGTGCGCGAGATCGTGTAGCCCGAGGACGGGCTCACGTTGCGCATCGGCATGCCGCCGATCTGGGCGATGTAGTTGTTGAGCTGCCGGAGGCAGTAGGTCGCCATGGCGCTTGGCGGGTTCTGGCCCATGCCGATGACGCGAAGCGCCTCTAGGCCTGTGATGATCGTTTCTCGCGCGGTGGCCATGAGCGCTCCGATAGAGGCGGATGCTCATGGCTGAACCGGCAGGCGGAACAGGGCTTACGCCTTGCCCCGCGCCTTGGCTTTTGGCTTCGTGTCCGCCGGCATCAGTGCGGCAATGGCGGTCTTGAGTTCTTCCGGCGCGTTTTCGTCGGCGGCGAGTTCGGCAAGGAAGCCTTCGAGCGTGGCGACGCGTGCGCGAAGTTCATCGGTCTCGCCCAGCTTCTCGCGCGCATCGTTGAGTTGTTCGATCAGCGCAAGGTTTTCCTTCGCCATCTTCTCATCGACGCGCACAGGCGCGGCCGGCGCAGGCTTCGGCGCCTTGGCGGCGGCTTCGTGCGCGTCGCGGCGCGAGCCCCAGCCTTCTTTCACGGCTTCGGCGAGCGCCGCTTCGTCATTCACGGTGCGATGGGCGACGTTCGGCCCTTCGGCGCGATACACCATCTTGGGGTAATCGGTCTGTCTCATGCTTCTTCCCTCGCTTGCACGGGCGGCAGGCGCCGGAGCCATGCGTCAAAATCGGCTTGATAGGATTTCGGCTTGCCTTCGCTGTCGAAGCCCCAGTGCGTGGGCTTCAGGCGAGGATCGCACCAAATGCGGCGGTGTGACTCGCGCCAGAGATTGCAAAGTCCGTAGTCTTCGCCCCACCAGCGGCGGTGCGCGAGGCCAGTGGGCCAGATGTCAACGATGGTGCGAACGACTGCGCCGTCCTCACCGCATTCGTCATATTCGCGTTGCTTGTGTTCTTCGACGAAGGCGCGAAGCGCCTTCTGCTTGATAGCTACAAAGCCTGCGGGCGCCCCGCCCACTTCGATGAAGCCGGTCCCGCCCGAAACCATCGGGCCACCAAGTTCATCGGTGACGATGACGACGGGATAGTCCTCGCGCTCCTGCTTGTAGCGATAGGCGCCGAAGACGAAATCAAGCGGCGACGACACGAGCAGCATCCATTCTTTGGGCGTTGCGCTGATGTCGTCGTCGAGAAAAACCGTGACGTCTGCTTCGCTCTCAAGCGCGGTGTAGACGAGGCGGTTTCGCGCGCGGGCGATGTAGCAGGTCTCGCCCTGCTCGATGATGTCGAGCGTGTGGCCGGCGGCTTCGAGCGCCAGCTTGGCGCGAGCCAGCCCCACCAGGTATTCCGGGTGGGGCTGACCGCGTGTCGGCGTGAGGACTTGGAGCCTCAAGTGGCGCCGCGAAGGCCTGAGGCCACCAGGACCGCGACGACTTCATTCAAAGTCGAAACGATGCCATTGGCTTGGGTCGACGTCGTGAAGCCCCAGGCATCGGTCGTGTTCGAGGCCGCGGTCGTGGTGACCGTGGTGAACGTGCCGGTGCGGCGAGCCGCCGGCGTTTCGCCATAGAAGCCGATCTTGTCGGACGAGTCTTGGCCAAGGCAGGTGCCTTCGCTGTCGTAGTCGGAGAGTTGCTTTGCCATGAGTGTTGCTCCGCTGGGGCGGCGCGCGCCGAAGAACGCGCCGCCCTGCTGTGTTAGGCGCCCGTGCCGCTGAGGATCGTGGCGAGACGCGGGTCGAGACCGCCGGCGACGCCGCAGATCAGGTCGAAGCGATGGTTGTGCTCATCGTTCGTCCCGTCCGAATAGCGCCAGTAGCGGATCGACAGGCCGGATTCCGGGTCCGTTTCGATGGCGTATTCGCCATTGAACGGGCGCGGCAGATCGGCGGTGACTAGCGCGAACGCCTCGGTTTGGAACACGAGGTTTTGCGCGTAGGCCGTGTCGGCCGAGCCAACCAGCGTCATGGCGTGATCGTCGGTGAGCGCGCCGTTGATGGTCTGATAGGCGGTCGCTTCCGAGATCAGCGGCGGCGAGATGCGGATCGTCATTTCGGACGAGCCGGCCGTGGAGAACGTGTAGGTCTCCGTCGCCGAATTGTAGTTGGCGTTCGAGCCGACCGGGGCCAGCACAGTGAATTGCTGGTCATAGTCGAGTTCCGCCTTGGTGCGGCGATTGAGCGCCTTCTTGCCCGAGAACGTGAACTTGTCGCCCACCTTCAGCGTCGCGCCGTTGGAGAGATCGTCGATCAAGAGGTCCTGCGAATAGGTCGTCAGGACATCGCGATAGCTGACCTCTTGGCCCGCGCCCTTGGTTTGCGCGCCGCCGGCCCAGGTGCCGTTCTTGTGGTTGACCACCGATTGCGACCACACCGGATCAATGCCGGCGATCATCGGAATCTTGGCCTGCTCGACCGCGTTCTGAGCGATGGCGGATTGGATCGCCACGCCAGAAGTGAACGAGCCCGCGAGCGCGAAGGCGTCGCGAACCGACAGGATGGATTGGCGGCCAACCGTGGGGACGCTCATGTCAGCCAGGCGCTCGGGACCCTTGAAGAAGTCCGTGGCGCTGTTGATGCGCTCGCCTGGCGTGCCGGCCCAAGAATACGTGCCTTGGGCGCAACGGAGCGCGAGCTCGCTGTCGACGTCTTGCGCGATCGTCGACATCGCCGAATCCAGGCTCTTCGACAGGAGCAGAGAATCGACGCTGAGCGCGTCCTCGATCGAGGTGAACTTGTAGTCCACGCCCGTTTGGATATCGAGGCGGATCGGCACTTCGCCTTCGAGCACATCTTGCGCTTGGGCGACGCGGCCGCGGCGCGAGACGAACTCCGGATAGCGCTTCGCCTTCACCGTGTTGCCGATTTTGGCGCCGGTCTTGGCGAACTCGGGCGAATACTGGCGGCTCACCTTCTTGGCGAACACCAGGTTGTTCTTCAGAAGCGCGAGGCCTGCTTTCGCAAACTCCTCGGGCGTTGCAATGACATTGTCAGCCATGTTGTTTCAGCTCTCAGATACGGAGCGCTGCTCCGTTCCATGCGCCACCGGCGCGCTGCCTCTTCAGCTCGGCGAGGCGAGCATCGATTTCGGCAGGCGAAGCGGTGGAGGGATTAAAGATTGCGCCACCGGTGTTCGGCGCTGTGGGCGCCGGCACAGGCGATGGTGCGGGTGATTGTTGAGGAGCTGGCGTGGCGGCGGGCGCCGGCTGAGCCGATGCACGCGCGCGCTGATTGGCGAGAATGAGCCCGATGCGATCGTCAAGCCGAGCCAGCGTGCGCACAAGCTGGGCTTGCGGCAGGCCGTTCAGTTCGCGAAGGTTCGGGACCATGGTCCGCAGCGCTTCCGGAATTTGTTCCGGTCTGCGGCCGAGCAATTCAGCAACGTGGTTCTTGTGCTCGCAGTCGACGATGGCGTCGGCCACGTCACGCGTGATGCCGCCGCGCTGCACTGGAACGAAAGCGAGGGCGAGAACGTGTTCAGCGTTCTCGAAGAACTCACCACCGTTGCCAGCCGCGAGAGTGCGGGCCTCGGTGATGGCGGTGTTGACGCGGGTGCGTCCTGCCTCCATCGCCGCAGCTGCCTCACGATTGGCGTTCGCCGCAGCCGTCGCCTCGGCCTCAGCACGTTGCTCCTGGCGGAGTTCGTACTTGGCGAGATCGGCGGCGTAGCGAGCGTCGTACTCGCCCAGCGGATACTTCGCGGTGTCGCGATGATCCGGTGGGCCAGCCGGTTGCGCCGCGACCGGTGAAGGCGTTGGCGCTGCGTGCGGTTGCTGACCGCCAGCCTTCGCTTCCGCGATCCCACGCCAATAGGCAGCTTCCTCGCGAGCCTGGTTTCGTTGCGAAGCCAGTTCGGAATAGCGCCGTTCGGAACGGTTTTGCGGTTGCGCAGCCGGGGTCGGTTGCGGTGTTTGCTCGGGCGCCGGGTTAACATCGCTCGCTGCGGGCGTTGCGCCGCCATCGGCCGGCGCTGGTGTCGCGCTCGGCTGAAGTTCAGACGCTTGCTGTGGCGAAGGCGTTGCCGCCGGTGCTCCATTCTCTCCAGACATGCTTACTCCTCAGATCCCCGGCGGCGCTGCGCCCATACGGGCGTCGCCTACGTTTCGACGGAAGGCGGGGGCTCCCGTCGGCGAAGCTGGAAAGGCGAGCGCTTCCGGCGGCGGAGCGCCGCGCGGTGGCATCGCAATGACGTTGGGTGGCAGCGCCGCGTCTGGCGGCGGCATTGGCATCGGTGGGCCTGGCGGCATGCCAGCGCCGGGCATGCCCGGCTGTGCGGGTTGACCCGCCATACTCGGGAGCATGATGCCGCCCTGCCCCAGCACGGCGACGAGGTCGCCGACGAACTCGTCGACGTTCTTCATCTGCATGTTGCGGGCGAGATAGATCATCGGCACAGCGGCCGCGGGCTGACCACCGAGCGCGTCGGCCATCTTGGCGAGGAGATCGTTCTCCTTGTCGCGCTGCGTCTGGTAGCTGACGCCCTGATTGCAGATCGCTTGGTACTTGCCGATGTCGAGCGCGCGGCCTTCGGCGCGCATGCGGGCCATGTCCAAGATCGCGGGCGTGTCGTCCTCGCCGAGGATCGCCACCATCTGGCGGTCCTTCATGACAATGGGCGCTACGTTGATGATCTCCTGGCCAATGGCCTGGAGCAGCGCGGAGAGGTTCGCGCCATAGACGTAGGCACCGGTGTCGGATTGTTCGTCGCGCGCATCGATGGCGACGCCGGAGGTTTCGTTAGAGCGCTGGCCGAGGCTCGCGTCGCTGAAGCCGGATGTCGCTTTGATGCCGTCGATGGCGTTCATCGCCACCGATTGCGGGCCGGTGTTGGCGCTGATCGGCGCCATGCGCTCAGGCTTCGAGCCGTTCGCGCCCGCTTTGTAGCGGAGATACATCGCCGGTTGCTGAGCCGCGAGAACCCACTCGTCCTCGTAGTCGGCGATCATGTCGTCCTGGACGAGGAACGGGTTCTTCGGCGCCATCTCCGTCAGTTCGAGGTCGGAGGAGAGCGCGAGGTTGAGGCGGCGTTGGTCAGACGTGGCGCGGCGGATCAGGCCCTGAACGATGCGCTCTTCGCCAAGGTGCGAAACCTCGCCTTCACAGGTGAAGATCGGGATGCGCTGGCCTGGCCAATAGAACGGGCCGGAGAGGACGGACTCGCCGCCCAGCAAATGCATGCAGATGCGCTGCTCGAACAGCTCTCGCTCTTGCACGACGGTGAAGCCCTTCGAGAGGGCTTCCTGCAGATCGGCTTCGTCTTCCGGCGTGGCGATGCGGAGAACGAGTTCGGCGCCAGAGGGTTCGACCCAGCCGCCGGCGACATAGCCGCCGACTTGCTCGTCCCAACGCGGGGTCGGATCAAACCAGGCTTCCGTCTCGACGAGACGCACCGCACGGCCCGCGGGCTCGAGCTTGATCTCCCACCATTCGGCGATGGTGATCTTCGAGCCAACGCGCCACGCATTGTTGAGCGTGGCCCAGGTGGCGAATTTCGCCCAGCCCGCAGCGCCCGCATCCGGATAGGTCTCTTTGAACGTCTCCTGATCCATCTCTGAGACGACGAGGCACCACTTGGCGTCACCCTGCTGAGGCTCCTTGGCCTCGGGATCGCGCAGCACCGCGAATTGATTGGGGATGAGGCTGATGCGCAGTTCGGTCTCGAACGCGCGGCTCACATCGTCTTGGGTTTTGAAGTTGGCCGGCTTCGACCATTGCAGGCTCAAGCGCGCATGACCGAGACCGCATTGCGCGGCCGATTGCACGATCATCGGGTAGAGCGTCTGCGTGCCCGACGCGTGCTCGATGCTGCGGATGATGCCTTCGAGGGCTTCAGCGGTTTGCGGGCTGGCCGCGCCGTCCGCCGGCGCACAGCGGATCGACGGGCGGGATTTGTAGACCTCGCCCACCACCTGCTTGACCGGCGCGGCGAGCCGATCGGAGGTGACGATCGGGCGCTTGTAGAGTTTGCGGTCTTGGAGGGCCTTCTTGTCCCACTGCCGCTCGCCGCCTGCGACCATTTCCAGGTCGCCTGCCATCGCCTTGAAGTTGGCGTGCATGTGGTTGGAGGCGGCGGTGTAGCCCTTCTTGGCCCGCTCTAGCGTCGCGCGGTTCTCTTCGGCGCGCTTTTTCGCGGCGTCGCCGTTGTCAGAACCCTGAGACGTTTGCGCTGGCCCCATGAGGATGGGGCGTCGCGCTTATGATGGAACGGGGCTTGCGGGTTGCGTTACACTAGCGCTTTGGAGGTGAATCGCATGGTTGCATCGCTGAGCAGATTGTCGAAGGAGGATCTTGCCCACCTTGCGCGAAACGGGGCCGGCCTGGAATTGGATGCTTCCCTCTTCAGCGTCGAGGACCTCGCCCACGTGATCCGCAACTCGAGCGGCGGACCAATCGTATTGCGCAATTTGGTGAGGCTGACGGTCGAGAACTTAGCGCATCTGGCGCGTAACAGTGGCGGTCGCTTGCTGCTTAAAGACTAGCCGCCGGAAATCCGCTCGAAATAGGATTTGCCTTTAGCCCTGGGCTCCAGCTCCGGCAGGCAAACGACACCGGTGCGCAGCGCGTCCGAGCCGTGGCTGTTCTTGTCGTGGCGGGGCTTGGGCAACCAGACGCCGCGCGCCTTGTCCCATTCCTTTTTGTAGCCGGCGAGCCGCGCGAGGCCGTCGGCGCACTTCTTCTCGTCGAACCAGAAACGGTTGAAGGTGAGACGCACTTGGCTGATGCCTTCGTCCAGCGATCCAGGACCGCCAGGCGCGAACACCAGCTTGAAGCCGTGATTCAGGAAACACGCTTTGCGGTTCTGCTCGTTGCGGACGAGATCGCGAACCGCAACGTCTGGCGGGACCGCCGCTTTATCGTAGTTGTAGGGCTTGCGGCGGATATCGAGCAGGCATTCTTCAAGCCCGACGTTTTCCCATTCGTCGTAATCGATGAAGCGGAGCTCCAGCCTGTGAATCTGGAGATGCCAGCAGGACATGTAGTCATCGAGGCCGAAGTCCCACAGCGTGTGGACCGGCATTGATGGCTCGTGCGGGACGAAGCAGATGCGCTGCTCCTCGCGCGCTCGGGCGAGTTGCGCCGAATAATAGGCGCCCTCAACCGCCGTGAAGAACGGTTCCTTGTCGTGCGAGGGAAACTCGCGCGACATTTCCTCGCCCTGGGTCTCCTCCTTTTTGACGTACCACGCCTTCTGGCCGTCGTTCAGTTCGATCCCGAGTTCAGATTTCAGTTTGTCGAAATAGGCTTGCGACGATGGCGGAATGACGACGCCGGTCGGGTCGATCCAATATTTCGGTGTGCGCCACCACGGATAGAAGAAGAGCTTGAAGTCCATGGGCGTCAGCGGGACGCCCTGCTCGCGCTTGGCTTTGGCCTTCTCGCACAGATCGAAGAAGTGCCCCTCCGCGCCCTCGGCCGTGGATTCGATGATGAGGGTCTGGCCGACGTGGATCGTGTTCAGCGCGCCGGTCCGGATTTCCTTGGCCTTCTCCGGGTTCTTCGCGCAGATTTTCCCGTACTCGGAGATGAGCAGCCATTGCAGCGTGCCGCCGCGGTGGGATGTAGAGACCCAGATGCGCGAGTTGTTCGGGAAGGAAAGCTCGCCCGCGTTCTTGGTGTCGATCGGGCGGATTTCTTTCAGCCATTCGGGCAACCGATCGTAGACCGCCTTCACCTTCTTGTCGAAGATCTTGCCGGCGTTCGGCAGTGTGTCGGCGATGATCCCGCACGTGGTGTTCGAGTTGAACAGGCAGGCATCCAACATGAGGATGCACACGAGCGTCGTGAAGCCGAGTTGGCGGGCCTTCAGGATGAGGTTGCAGCTATGGGCGGTCTCGAGAAAATCCTGCTGCTCGTCATTCGGGACGAAGGGGATGATTTCCCCCTCCTCCGTCTCAACGGAATAGAGGTTGCAGAGCCGCCACATGCGGTCGCCGAGCTTGTCGGCAATCGCCGCAAGCGGGTTCACCTGAACCGCGACGGGGGCGGGCTCAGCCTTTCGGCGCGAGGTTGCGCGTGCCGCCATCGATCATGCTCATGAGCTGAGACAGGCCGTCGACCTTGATGGCGCCGCCATCGTTGCCGGCGAGCTTGCGGGTGTTGGTGTAGACGTCGCCCACCTCTTTGGCCGCTTGCTCGTGAAGCTGGGCGGCGAGGGCGTAGTTCTTCATTGTCTCGGCCTGCTTGGCCATGCGCTCCAGAGCGCGAAGTCGGACCGCTCGGTTAGCGATCGCGATGCCCGCGCTCTCTTCGAGGAACGCTTTGCGCGTCTCATGGAAGAGCGTGACCCACTTCTTGCCGAGATTTCGCCCCGCGTGCTTGGTCGGGTCATAGTACTCGATGGCCTGGGGCGTCATGTCGACGCTGAACTCGGCCTTCAGATTGTCGCGCACACTTGTCGGCGGATCGAACATCGCCTGCGAGACGACGCAGAAGCGCTGCATCGGTTCGGTTAGTTTCGCCTCCGCCAGTTTCTCGCCTCTCGGCATCAGATAATCCTCATGTCGCGCGTGTACGCGCGGTTATAGAGTCAGGCTGCTTTTAGACATGCGCCGCAGGCTTTGGTGAGTTGGACGCTGGTGATTGTCGGGCCTGCCTTGGCGGCCTCAATCATCGCTCCAGTGTCGCCGGCGGAAGCGAGCGCCCCATAGCGGCGAACAACGCTGACAAACTCCTCGACGTCGTGGCCACGGATGGCGAAGGCCGGCGCGCCGCTCTTGCGGAACTTGGGAGCGCCGAACGCATCCTTCTCCTGGCCAGCATGGAGCAGCTCGTGCTCGATGAGGGCGCAGAACTCCCCGTCGGTGCAGGCCGCGGCGTAGTCGGCGAAGATGGTGATGATGAAATCCGGGATGACCCCGAACCAGGCCGTGATCTGCTGCTCAGCGCGGGCCTTCTGCCAGCGGCCGTTCACCATGGGCTTGCCGAGTTCACAGGTGCCGGCGATCGCTTTCATGTGCCGGCCGTTTGGGACGTTGGTCCAGAGCGCGCCGATGTAAGCCTGCCTGAGGTGCTCGTGCTCGGGGTTCTCCAGCGTCGCGCCTGGATCGATGAAGGTCTTGTGCGCCCACTCCATCAGTTCGGGTGCGGGGCGGAACTCTCCGACCGGATCGAGATCGGAGGGCGGGAGCGGACGCAGGCGCATCGCCTGGAGGGTTTGGCGATCGAGCTTTCCCATGGAGGATCACGCCGCCAGTAAGGCGGTCTCCTCTTTGCGTTTTGGTTTGGGAATAAGCTTGGGCTTTGATGGGGGCCGGAGCTTCGCGGGCGCGGCCTTGGGCGCTTCGGTCTTCTCGCCAGCTGCGATCAGCGCGTTGAGCCGCTCGCGCGCCTTGTCGCTGATCTGGTAAAGGCCCTCGCCGCCGATCGTCTCAATCGCGATCTTCGGGTCGTGGCGCTTCAGCTTCTTCTTGATGTTGGACATGTGGCGTTGGACGGCCTTGCCCAAGTTCACGTGAACGGACCCGTAGGTGGCGAGATGGCGGACAAGCTCAGACTGGCGCTCGGTGAAATCGAGGATCTTGAGCGTGTCGGTGTTGGCGGGGCGGAGAAGGCGATGAAGCTCGGTGAAGCCCGCGACCAGCTCGTAGCCGATCTTGGTCAGGGTTCTGATCTCGACGGATGGGGCGATGACCTCGAGCTTGGCCCGGAGCGCGCAGACGGTGCGATAGAGATCATCGAACTCGGAATGACGGACGATGGTGCTGGCGAGAAGACACCGGACGAGCCCGGTCTCGGTGTCGGTTAGGCCAGCGATGCAGGCGACGCCGTCGCCACGAAGCCCCTTCGACCACGCCTCGATGCGCTCTTGCGCCATCCAGCGAGCTTGGATGCTGCGCACAGCTTCAAGGGCTTCAAGGATGTTCTCTGGCTTGGCTCCAGCGAGGCGGATCGTCTCGCGAGCCTGGTCGAAATCGGATTGGGTGAGTTTGCTCAATGCGCGCCCCGCGTTTGGCGCTGGCGGAGCGCGTCGGCGCGGCCCAAGCCAAGCAGCATGTCAATGCGGGTGACGAGTTCGTGCATCTGCGTGACGAGATCGGAGATGCGGCTGTCGTGTTTTCCTCTGGCTTCGTCGAGGCCGTCGAGGCGATTGAACACCGTTTTGAACTTCTCCTCGATTGAGGCTTGGAGGGCTGCGAAGCTGATGGCGCCGCCTGTCTGCTGATCGCCGCGCTTGTCCCATCGTGCGAGGACGTATCCGACCCCAAGCAAGAACAGCGGGTTGCTCAACAGCTCTTCCATCTTCACGCCCTGCCCGCTTGAATCGCTTCGCGTGAAGAAAGGGTTATTCGGGTGGAACGCGTCCTGCGGATTTCGGAAAGAACACACGCTCGCCACGCCACCATCCGCCGCAGCGAGGCTGCATGGTGACGAACGCCATGCCGATGCGCTCACACCAATAGCCGCAGAATGCGAAGGTGCGGAGCGCGCCGATGATGTAGCCGGCAAGCGCCGCGACGAAGAGCGCGATCCAGATCATACGAGCAGCACCACAAGCCGCGCGACCGCGAAACCAGCGAGGCCGCTGAGCGCGACGATCGCGATCCACCGGCGGCGCGCGCGAGGGCCTTGGCCGGCGTGATCGTAAAGCTGGCACATCGTCATCACGTAGAATTCGGAGCCCCAGTCGTCGCGGACCTTCTGCGGCTTCTGCTTGCAGGTCTCGCACTTGGACACGTCGCCACGATAGCGGCAGAGGTCCAAGTCGGAGCGGATGCGGTAGGCCTTCTTGCGCCAGATCACAGCACCGCCCCCACCAACCAGATCACACCGCACACCGCTCCAACAATCCCGCACGCATAGAACAGCGGCACAACGATAGGAGCAAAGCCGCTCCAGTATGTTGGTGTGGGCTTCTGACGAAGGGGATAGAGGTCGCGAGGTTTGCGGCGGCGGATGCCCGCTTGCTGCTCAGCAGCGGCGCGCGCTGCGCTGTGGCTCCCGAGCGCGCCGTAGATGACCGGGATGATCGTGGCCCAAAACATTAGGAAGCTTTCGCCTCCGGTTGCTCTGGCGTTTCCATCATGTCGAACTGATTGATGGAGCGCGCGACCTGCTCAAGCATGAGCGTGGACGCAAGCGTCCGAGCGGCCGGCGCGATTTGCACAGCGATGATTTGCCCCTGCACAGCCGCGAGCGCTTCAAGGCAATCCAGAGGCTTGACCACCGCGCTCGTGCACACCGCTCGAATGCTTGCCGTGATGGCGCGCGTGAGCATGTCGCGAACGTCGACGTCCTGCGCGCCGATGGTCTGACCCAAGCGCTCGACGCGACGAGACAGGCGCCGCATCAGTTCGTTGAGGATCGGGTCTTGCTCGGCTGCGAGTTGAGCGCCGATGTCTGGTTGCTTCGGGATCACCGGTCTCTCCACGGATCAACACTCGTTTGCCGCTTGCGCATGTCTGCGACCTTGGCGCTGGCGAGGAGGGCTTGCGCCGCGCGCTCCTCCGCTGTGCGCTGGCGGATCGGCGGCAGCGGATCGGAGCGCCCGCCTCCAACTTTCGACCAGGCGTCGAGGTCTTGGGCTTTGGAAGCGGCCTGAGCCTCGCGCAGCGCGTCGATGGAGACGCCGGTGCGCGCAGCAGCGTCGATCAGCCCAACGCCTTGGGCGAGCATCCTGAGCGCACGGTCGAGGGGGTTCATGCGCTCCTCCGTTCGGAAACGATCACAGGCGGCAAGCGCAGCGTCGCTTGCTGCGGTTCAGTGTCGGCTTGTCGCTTGGCTTCAGCGCGTTGCGTGACGCGCTCTCGCAGCGGCGAGACTACGCCTTCATCCCAAGCCCTTGCGGACGACGAAGCTGGGCTCTCTGTTTCAGAACTAGATAAATCTCTTAGAGTCTCTTCTCTAAGCTTTATCGGGTGGGTTAACCCCTGGACGCCACCTTGTGGCTCAAGGGCTTCGGGCGATTTGTCCGGCGGATGTCCGCTAGGACTTTGTGCGGACGGCGCGGACACGTTTCGGGACGGTTGCGGACATGTTTGTGGACCGGAACTTTTCTCGGCGCGCTCCGCCGCGCGCTTCGCCCGCTTGCGTTCAGCGTCCTTGAGGCGCCGAACCGCGTCCCGATTTGCGCACTCCGTCATCTCGGCTTGCGTCGCGATGTGGGGGTTGCCGCCCTTGGCGCCGTTCGCGCGATCGCGTTCGAGCTTCTCCCAATCGCGAACCATGCGCGGGCAGAAGTGGGCGCCGGTGTCGGCGACCTTGAGTGCGCCGGTGGTCGTGAGTTCGCCGAGCCACGCGGCGACATCGCTCGCAGCATCGCCGAAGATCGCGGCAAGATCGGCCGCGCTTTGCGGCTCGCCATCGATCAGGGCGTGGCCGTAGGGCCGCGCGTGATGCATCAGCTTGAGCATGTCGACATAGAGCGAGCGCGCCTGCCTTGAGCATTTGCGCAGCTTCGGTTCGTCGCTGAATCGAACCGGGTCGAACTTCATCCAGGGGAGATCGCGGCTCATGGAGAGCCCTTTCCCTTGCGGTTCGAGGCGAACCGAATCATACTGCTGGTGTTCATTCCGCTTTCCTCTTGCGGTTTGGCCTTTGCTAGACGGACATTCGGGCCGATGCGTTGTCCACGCGCATCGGCCCGTTCGTTTTCAGTGCTTCGTCGGCTCCCTCAGAAAGAAGAAAGCCTCTTCGTCTCGCGTGACGTGGCCGTCCTTCATGAGCTGCTCGCAGGCCTCCGCGATCTTCTCGCGCTCGGCTTCGACGCGGACAGCGATCTGGCGCAACCGCATCGGTGCAGCCGCTAAACACTCAAGAACGCGCGAACAGGAACTCATGCTTGCCTCCGTGTTGGAGGCTCAGCGTCTCGGGTTATTGAGAACGAGGCTTGCCGAAGGGCTTCGATGCGGATGCGGTGCATCGCATCGGCAGGAGCGTCCGCGGCTTCGAAGATACGCTTGCGCGCCGCCCATGTGAGACGGACGGGGAAGTTGTCAGCGTCGGGGAGCGTGTCGTCGATCACGGCTCCTCCACAGGAACCGGACCGAGATACTCGGCCTCATAACGCCCCTCGCGCCGATTGCGCGCTTCCATCTCTTCGTGATGGGTGCGTGCAACATCCTCGCTTGGGAAGGTGCGACAGTGCGTCAGCGCAACCTCACGAGCGGCGTAGCTGATCTCAGCGCGGCAGCGCTCGCACATGTAGGTGACGATGCGATCGGCCCGATACGCGTTCTTCCAACGCGTCGGCGGCTTCGTCTCGGTGAACAGGTCTTCGTCTGTGAGAAGATCGCTCATCCCAGCGCCCCCACATTCTCACGGAAGTGCGCCCTGCTCTCCTCATCGGCTTTGATGACGATGCTGTGCTTCTTGATCAGATCCCCGCACACCTTGTTGAGGCGCTTCACCGCGAGGTCGGAGGTCCAGACCTGTCTCTTATA